AAAAGTTTTCAATAATTGTATGCGGATAAGGATAGTTTTCATATTTAGCACTTATCATATTTGACAAATTCACAAATTCCATTTATAAAAGTTGGCAAAAGATTTAATTCTCTTCTACGCGCTACTTCTGTGATACTAGATCAATCCATGTTATCACCGCTTCTGTTGAATTACTTTGCAGACGGTTGACTTCTTTACCTACAATAAATGCAACAAATGTTGGAAAGCCCCGCACATTTGCATATCCGGGTGTGTAATCATTATCTGATGCATTGCAGATGTAAAGAGGAATACATTTATTATCTGCAAATAAAGTGATTGCTTCCTTATCTAACTTCTTACAAGGAGCACACCAAGTTGCTGTAAAATATACAATAAATAAGCCAGATTTACTTCTACCTTCTGCTTCTGTATTACGAAATAGCTCTTCAAAGTGTTCTTGACTTTCAAGAGGTATCATTTTATTTTAAATAGTGTTTTCTTTTTAAGTTCGTAAAGCAGTATATCCAGTAATACCTCCTCCAATTAATATTATAGTTGCTAGGGCAGCAGAAGCTAAACTTGTTGTTAGAGGTAATTCCACAGCTGGTAATGCACCTCCTGTCTGTGAAAATCGGGGTTTTCCTTTTGACATAAAGGCAGAAAGCGCACTTACTCCTCCAACTGAAGGAACAGGACTACTTTGAGATGTAAACATTTTACCAATATTGGTAGGTTTTGCTGCTGCAGCCGGTAAAGTTGTGGGTTTACCTCCAAGCACTCCGATTTTTTTCTTAAATTCTTCAAGAGCTGGTCCTACAGGACTGGCTTTTGCAGCAGATTCAACGAGGCCAGCAGTAAATGAAGGTGTTTCATCTGCCTTTTTCTTTTCTAAGGCCGATTTTTCATCAGGCCGCAAGGTTACTTGGAAAAGATCTGCAATTTCACCCGCTTCAGATCCTTCCCAAGGTTGATAAAGTTTAAAAGGTAAAGGAATGGGATAATATCCACTCTTCAAAATTGTATCAGGCATAAATATCAATTGAATCATATCCCAGATTACCCAGAGAAATCCAATTAAAAGAAAGCATGAAAGAAATTTAATAACTCCTTGAAAAACAAATTTATCACCTAAATACATTCTATCCAATCCTAAAATTCCAAAAAATATTCCTAAGAGAATAAAGGAAGAAAAATCTTTTTTAGCAACAAACTGAGGCTTTCCTTCAATAATAGTTCCACGAGCAATTCCCCTTTGCATGTCAAATAGATATGTTAGTCCGTAATGAATTACACGTTCTTTTTCATTAACAAATTGATCAATATCCCAAATCCACCATAGACCAAATGTCATTGCATTTACAAGAATTTTCATAAAAGCAGTCGTAGGGCTTCGTAAATAGAAGTGATCTAATGCAAGAAGTCCGCCGAATATAGAAAGTGCTCTTGCAGTTGCATAATCTCTATCTGGGTTTATATAAGTGCATTCGCCACTATAATGTTCAGAATATGGTTCATAACGAGCATTGGAAAATTCGGGCTTTTCTGTATTTAATGTCTTTATTGTTGATCGTGGATCATTTGAAGCGGGACAATCCACTTTCTTTGCAGATTCGGGGTCTATGGTCTCGTGATGAGGATGTCTATTTGTGACTGGTTCTAGAATTTTGGATGGAGCTGGTAATGGAGTTGCAGATGCAGCTTTTCTTGCAGCTGTTAGTTTATCTACTACAGGAGCTTCCGTTGCAGGTGTTGGAGGTGTTGGAGGTGTAGGAGTTGCATTAGGTGCAGGAAGTGTAGGAGGTGTAGGAGTTGTAGGTGCAGGAGTTGCAGGAGTTGTAGGTGCAGGAGTTGTAGGTGCAGGAGTTGTAGGTGCAGGAAGTGTAGGAGGTGTAGGAGTTACATTAGGTGTAGGTGTAGGAGGTGCATTAGATGTAGGAGTTGGAAGTGCAGCAGATACTGCTTGCATTTTTTGAAGTAGAGGCATACCCTATTTCAAGCAGGGAAACAAGTCTTACGAAATAAACAAGAGCGAACCCATTCCAGAAACAATACGCAAAACATTATAATTCACTGCATAGACAGTCGCAATTGCATCAAGCTGAGTTATAACTCCAATCATTTCTGTTCCATCATTATTCTGCGGATTATTCATTGTCATATTGAGAACAAGTGAATCAAGACGAGATGCATTAAATGAACCGGATGGTTGGGCATCTTCAGGGTGGAGACTAAAAGAATAAATATAAATGAAATCATCCGGAATTGCTGTATGATACTGAAATGGTTGCACTAAACGGAAATAAGGGGCTGTGCGTGATCTGAAACGGTCAAATCCATCGAATTGTAGCTTAGCATCCAAAATCAAATCATATTCTACTCCATATTCATTAAGCTGAAGAGATGAATAATTAAACAATTCATTTGCTAAAACCATACGATTCTGCTGGACAACCCAAAACATTTCCTTGATAGGATGATTGAAGTTCAGGGTTATATTTGCTGTTGGAGCAGCAGCCGGAATTGCGTTTGGCGGTGAAATCTGCACTTGTTCGATCAAATATTCATGTTTAACGGATGCAAATTTCCTACGTTCCTCAACATCCAAATAAATGAAGTCACCCCAGAGTTGCAAATCTGTTATTCCAACTGTATTAATTGTTTCTTGACAATTTGCAATAAGTCCGTTATTAAAAAACAGATTTTGCAAAGAACGAATTTTGAGTGTAATACGAACAGGATGTGTCTGTAAGGCAATTAGAGGAAGAGACATACCAATATTATTGCAAAACCAGAATCGTAGAGGAATATAGAGTTTTAGAGGACCAGGTTGAGCATCCTGTGTATATGCATCTTGCCATCCAACCATGTTATAGTAACCAGTTTTCTTTGATGCAGGAAGCGTTAAACTCGTCCAAATATGCATCCATTCTCCATTTTGTTTATCAATCTCATTTTCACCAATTTCAAGCTTGATTTCTTCGATTAAAGCATGACCAACTGTATTCACCCAAGACGTATTGTTATCTCCTATAACAACCTGTGGCAGAGTAACTTCTAAAATCATTCTATGCAAGAGATCTCCTTGACGAGGTATGACCGCTGAAATACGACGGCCAAAATCCGCAGTTCCATCAAAATAAATGGGAATACTTTCAATCGCAAAATTCGTATACCGACGATAGACCTGCTTGAAGAAGGTTATCTGAGGATTTCCAACAAGATAAATATCTTGACGACCTTTTGCTATTAATTGAAGTGCAGCTCCTCCACTTGACATTCTCCTAAATATAGAAATGCTTTATTTGATAGGAACTGACCTTACCGAGGTCAGAGATGCAATTAAAAATTCATAACCCACCATAGAATGGCAACAACAAAAGCTACAAAGCTACTTGTAACTGATATTTTACCACGCACATCTAAAAATGAATATCTTCAACCCGGCTTACTTTTAATGACTGATGCAGATGGTAAAACATGTTGGGCAACAGTTAGCACCTTATCAAGAACCTATGCACAATTTACATCATTGTCAACACCTCAAGGAATTATTACAGCAGATTCAACTGATTCGATTCTAAATATTGTGGGAACTGATGGTATTAACCTAACAACGTTAAGTAATTCATTATATATCCAAGGAACAAGCTTTAATCAAATTTCTCTGCAAGGAAACACCGATTGTAATCTATTGGCTTCAAACACAAGTAATGGACAGATAAATACAGTCTTAACATTGGAGGGAAGTGATTATATTACTATTAGAGGAAATCCTGACTCTTGCAGATTATCATTTGATTTAAACCAATCTGCACTCTTTTCTAATCTATCGCAGAATACAGTCACTGTTAAAAATCTAAATGTAACGGAAAAGACACAGTTTAGGACTGTAGAAGCAAATGCTTTCTTTGGAGATGGCACATCCCTAACAGGTCTTGCAAAAACCCAAGATTTCTTGGAAATTTCCAATGTTGCCATGAAGAATGCAGTGTTTACTCAGCAAACGTATGGATCAATCTCCACTTTTCACAACTCATTCTTGGATTTTGGCAAAGATGCAACAATTTCATCCATTAATACGAATCAAGTCAGCACAATGAGTCTAACAACAAGCCAGCTCCAAACATCAGCTTTGCAAGCATCCAAAATTACAACCTCATCTATGCAAACAGATACTCTTTCTTTTGGCACCTTGTCAAATTCATTGGTCTCAGTTTCAATGGAAGGTATTGGAAAGTTCCAGCAGGTTGAATCTCGTATTCTAACAGCAACAACAACAATTATAACTCCTGAAATTGTTGCTCAATCTATCAAAGGAAATGGTGATTCTTTATCGAGAACCTATTACAAAATGCAATATGCATCTTCTTTGCAAGGAAACACAATTCCTCTAACATCCACGCAAATAGCTGGGTTGTGGCATCTTTCAGTAAAAGGATCACTTTCTTTCTCAACACCAACTATCAGTCAAGTTAATCTAACTATGCAAGGACTTTCACACACTCTTACAGTTTTACCTGCCTCTACTTCACAGCTTGCTTACGCGCCTTTTACTTTTACGGGAATCACAACCACATCTGCAAGAGATAATTTTATACTGAATATTTCATCTCCAAATCAAGTTTATCTTTCGGATATCAATTTAACATTAATTGGTTCTGCTGAAAGTAATTTTACTTTTGCTGCCTTTTAGAGCTGCGCTAATCTTACTATAAAAAAAATACTATAAGATAGATGTCTGGACCATTACGGACAACTTTAGAACTTTATAGATTGCTTGTTCAACAAATTTATGTTCGAACGGCAAGCAATACTCCAATTTCAACAGGTTATGTTTTGTTCGCAGATGGGCAAGGCGGAACCTATTTTGGACCTGCTTCGGGATACACAGAATATGGGAATTTGAGTTCAGCGATTGCTTCGGGCAATTCAACATTTTACTCAACAATTACAGGATTAGGTGCAGTTCAAATAGGTCAGAATACAATAGTAGTGTCTACACTTAGCGGACAGATCTCAACTTCTTTTCAGTCAATTTATGGAACTCAAACATTTATGACAGGCCAAGTTTCAACATTATCAAATCTTATAAAAAATATTTCTGATTATTCGGCATATACACAATATTCAGATGCGCAGTTCTCAACATTAAGTTCATATATTACTAATCTAACAAATACATACACACCTTTATCAACAACATATCTATATTTTAACAGCACATCCGCTCAGCTCCTTAGCACACAAAGCTCTGTATTTAAAATCTATTCAACTCTTGCATTGAGTTCAGCTTCCAATTTTTCACAACTTTCTACGCAACAATCTCAGTTATTTTCAAGCTATTCGGCAACTCTTGCAACTGATTTTTCTACTCTAATGAGTCAATCTGCAAGTAACTACTCATCCTTATCTACAATTCAAGGAAATCAGATGAGTTCCTATTCTGTTAGTTTATCAACTGCTTTGTCTACGTTTGCACAAGGTTATTCGACAACACTGCTAACAAATTTTACTACTCTTAGCACAAGTCAGTCAGGGTTTACCCAGAAATTTTCCACACTAAGTAGTTTATTCACTAGTATCGCAACCCAATCATTGCAGGGACAGATTAATATCTTGAATCTGAGTGTGAATACTTTTTTAAATTCCAATTTTCTTAAAATTAATACATCTTTGAGCACTCTTCAGCTAAGCACAATTAATTTAGCCAGCACATTTTCGACAACTGCTGGACTCCAATCAAGTATAACAATTGCCTGTAATGCATTGACTGCGGATTATTATAACGTGTTAAATTCACTCAGCGTAAGTCAAATCTATGGAATAAATCTGGAATTATATGTTCAGTTTCAAGAGTTGGCTTCAACCCAACAAATCGTTTTGAGCACGCTTTCTGCTCCTTTATTGTATTTGAGCACTGTAACATCAATTAATTATAGCACGGCATATTCAACATTCAATTCACTTGTAGATAATAATTATAGCACAATTTATGCAGCGGGATCAAATGCAATTATATCTGCAAATATTTTGTATGGATTAAGCACGAGCGCTTATCTGATCCAGCAGGTGTCAACATTCACAATGGAAATGTATATTCAGTCTAATCTATTTAGTAGTCAGTTGAGCACTTTATCCAATTATTTTAGCACTACAATAAGCACGCAATCTAATCTATATTTTACATTATACAGTATATCTTCGAATGTTTTTAGCACTACAGTTAGCACGCAGTCTAATTATTTTAGCACAGGTGTAAGTTCTCAGACAGGGTTTTTCTGTTCAACATTGAGCTATCAGTCAACATTTTTGAATCAAGAAGTAAGCACTGAAACAGCATATTTTAGCACTACAGTTAGCACGCAGTCAAATTATTTCAGCACAACCACATCCAGTTTTCAAGGATTTATGGTCTCAACAATTTTGGATGAATCTTTTTATTTCAGCACCAGTTTGAGCACACAAGTTGTTTTTTTCAATAATTCTCTATCAACTCAATCAAATAATTTTAGCACGAGTATATCAACATTTATAGGTGGGTTTTCAACTCTGTTATCTACACAATCTAATTTCATTGGAAATCAAGTAAGTGCACAAGGGTTCTATTTTAGCACGTTGCTAAGCACGCAGTTATACTATATTAGCAGTGCATATAGCACTCTTCAAAATGTTGTATTATCAACAGTTTCATATGAACTATATTATTTTAGCACGCAGATGGGATTAACTCAAGGTATTAATATTTATGGTCCTATCAGCACAATTTCCAATTATTTTAGCACGCAAATAAGTTCTATCTCCAGTATATTTGTTAGCAATATATCTACCCAATCAAATTATTTTAGCACCACAATAAGTTCGCAGGTTGGTTTTTATAATAATAATTACAGCACATTGTCAAATTATTTTAGCACTAATCTAAGCACGACAACGGACGCCTTTAATTCAACTGTTTTGGGTCAAACAAATACATTCCAAAATCTCATTATAACGCAATCATCTATCTTTAGCACAACTACGGGCATACAATCGAATTATTTTAGCACTACAGGAAGCACGGTAACTGGTCTTTTCAATGCCACAGTAAATCAGCAGTCAACCAATTTTCAAAACTTAGTCATTAATCAATCAACGATTTTTAGCACAGTAACCGGCAATCAGTTTAACTATTTTGGAAATGCAGGAAGCACTGTAACAGGTCTTTTTAATGCCACAGTAAATCAGCAGTCAACTACCTTTCAAACTCTTGTAACGAATCAATCAACCATGATTAGCACAGTCTTGGGAAATCAGTCAAACTATTTTGCAACAACTGCTAGCACTACAACTGGTCTTTTCTACTCAACTACAAATTTACAATCACAGAACTTTCTAAATCTTTTTTCAAATCAGTCAACCATATTTAGCACAGTGACAGGAAATCAATCAAACATTTTTAGCACAACTGCTAGCACTGTAACTGGTCTTTTCTATTCAACTACGAATATGCTAGAACAAAGCTTCCAAAATCTTTTTTCTAATCAGTCAACCATATTTAGCACAGTGACAGGAAATCAATCAAACATTTTTAGCACAACTGCTAGCACTGTAACTGGTCTTTTCTACTCAACCACGAATTTACAAGCACAGAACTTTCAAAATCTTCTTTCTAATCAGTCAACCATATTTAGCACAGTTACAGGAAATCAGTCTAACTTTTTTAGCACAACGACAAGCACAGTAATTGGTCTTTTTACGTCAACAACAAATTTCCAAACAATTACCTTTCAAAATCTGATTAATATTCAGTCAACGATTTTTAGCACGAATACAGGAATACAGTCAAACTATTACAGCACACTTGGATCAACTCTAACAGGATTGTATACATCTACACTCATAAATCAATCAACTTCTATTTTGAACTTTTATAGTGTGCAATCTACGATTTTTGGTTCAAATATTAGCACAATAACAGCAGGGCAAAATACTGTTTTCTCTACAACATTTGGTAACCAATCCAATTATTTCAGCACAAATCTTAGCACATTTAATATTCAATTTAGCACAACAGTTCAATTGCAATCAAATCAATTTTCTTCTCTAATTGGAAATCAGAGTAATTTTTATAGTAATACATTTTCAACCTTAATAAGCACATTTAGTGTGAACACATTTGCAATGACAAATAATTTCAGCACTGCAGTTCAAAATCTTTCAAATAGTGTAAGCACGAATGTAGGAAATCAAATCACATTTTTATCTACAAATTTTGTTAACCAATCCAATTATTTTAGCACGACTGCTGGAAATCTGGGAGTATATTTTAGCACTTTGACGAGCACAAACACAATTTTATACGGCATGCAGATCAGCACCCAAAGTGGCACGCTAACACAGCTTCTTCTAACACAGTCCAATTATTTCAGCACAAATCTAAGCACACAGTCGAATTACTTTTCAACTTATATTAGTTCATATTCAAATTATTTTAGCACAATGGTTAGCACGCAGGGCACAATCACATCTAATTTATTACAAAACCAGTCAACCTATTTTGGATCAAATACAAGCACATCATGCAATCTTTTTATTTCAACAGTTAATTTTCAATCCAATCAGTTTTCAACTCTGCTTGCTGGTCAAAGTAATTATTTTGTATATCTTGGCTCAACCCAATCAACAATTTTTGGAAACTATACGAGCACTGTTTCTAACCAACAAAATTCAACAATTCAATTCCAATCCAATCAGTTCTCAACTCTGCTAGTAAACCAAGGTAATTATTTTTTAAATGTAGCATCAACACAATCGACCATTTTTGGGAACTATACAAGCACATTATCTAATTTGCAGACATCATCAATTGTAGGAAATTCAACTGTTTTTTCAACTCTAATCTGGAGTCAAAGTAATACCTTATTTAATATATTTTCTACACAATCTACAATTTTCAGCTATAATACATCTACAATTTCAAATACATATAGCACAATCTTAGGAGCTCAATCAAATACGTTAGCAATAACTGTCTTGAGTTCACAGGGTTATAATCTTGGACTTTGGAGCACACAGTCAACTGATATGTTTATAAATATTAGTGGAGCTTGTAATTATTTTAGCACAACGTTTAGCAGTGCATCAAACTATTTTAGCTCATTAGCAGTTTCGAATCAAGGATATTACATTCAACAATTTACAATCCAGTCTTCTTATATTAGTTCATATACAAGCACATATTATGGCGCAGTATTCTCAACAGTTAACTTTCAAAATAACTCGTTCAGCATTTTACTGAGCACGCAGCAAGGTATCTTTAGCACTGTTGGAAGCACACAATCTAACTATTTTAGCAGTCTAATCAGTTCACAAACAGGATTCTTTGCAGTTCAGTCTGTAAATCAGCAGACATATTTTAATTCACAAATATCAAATCTTTCCACATTCTTGTTATCAAATGTAAGCACTCTATCAAACTATTTCAGCACAAATGTAAGCACATTTTCAAATGTTTTTACTGTTGGAACAAGCACCACAGTTGGATATTTTAGCACAATCTTAAGCACACAGCTGGGTCAGATTTTATCAACTGTTAGTTATCAATCGAATTTCTATTCAACACAAGTTGCAGTTTTAAATTCAACCTTTTCTACACAAAATGCAGCACTCATTTCAAGTTTAAATTCAAATATTAGTTCTTATAGCACATACTTGGGCAATACATTGAGCACACAGTCGTATATGTTCCTAAGCAGTGTTGCTAGCACAATTACAATTTCATTGATTGGAATCAATAGTTATAATAATTCAACGATTTATCAATCTTTATCATCATTCAGCACGAGTGTATATACATCAATCAATAATGGATTTTCAACGATTTCATCGTTTGATTTTCAATGGGTCAATACTGTCTCAAATTATGTCAATGATATGTGCAATTACTTCCAAAACAGTTACCAAAATTTTAGCACATTTGTTGGCACACCGATAAATGGTATAGGTGTTGGAAATTTCCCACAGGTTACAAATACATGCAATGCTCTTCTTGGTATTTTAAGCACAACCTTTAGCACATTTAGTTCGATTACAAATAATTTCGTGCAAACAAATCAAAATATTTCCTTGACAGGCAATGTCAATCTAACAGGAACATTAACAGCATCGCAAGGTGTATATTCTCGTTTCTTTAATATTTCTAACATTGTAAGCACATATACATATTTTAATACGGGTGCTCCGCAAAGATATTATCCTAATCCGAATGCAAATAAAGTTCTAGTTCAGCTATGGGGAGCTGGTGGTGCAAGAGGATCAAATACGAATGGTGGCGGCGGCGCCTACGTAGAAGGTATTTTCTCAGCAAATCCGGCATTGAATTATTTATTATTTGTTGGAGGTGGTGGAACTCTAACATCATCTGCAAACTTTTATACAACAAATGGTGGAACATTAGGTGGATACAATGGCGGTGGTGCAGGATATTCGAATATAACAGGTAGTGGCGGTGGTGCAACATCACTGTTAGTAAATAATAATAATATGGATATTTTAGCAGTTGCTGGAGGAGGTGGTGGTGGCGGTTTTATAAGTAGCTTTAATAACTGGTCCGGTGCGGTTGAGACGCAGATCTCGTCAACAACTGTAAATTTTAATATTTCAAATATTGCATTCTATTCAAACACAAATAGTGTAGGTGCAATTAATTCAACTATCTTTATGCCGATTGGTTCATGGGGTGGACCTGGTGGAATAGCAAGAGGCTGTAATGCAACAAGTCCAATTGGAGTTTTTAGCACGGGTCCTTTTTCATTAGGAGGACAAGGCGGTCCTTCATCTGTAATGTTTTCAACACCGACAAGTAATACAATTGTTAGAAATGCAACAACACCTAATGTGAATTCAACACTCATCTATATTTCAACTTTCTACACATTCAAATGTGATTTTGTGCCTGGTCTGATGGGCACATCCCCTTATGATTATCCTTCACTATCAACATTGTTATCAACAAGTTACCAAAATACTTCAAATTATACAATTATATCGACCAATGTAAATCCCGATGCTTATTTTCTAAGTTATTCAAATACTCTAGTGAATGATCCCAATTATCCGATCTATGCAACAGATTCAATGAGGGCTATGTTAAAAACAGTGTATGATTTTTACAATTTTTCAAATACACTTGAAGTAATGCCTGCCGGAGCTAAACGATTTGATTATACTGATCAAACGCCAACTGCAATTTACGCAGCAGATTTAACAATTACTCTTACACCCATTGGATATCCATATGGTATTGCGGTTAATATGATTCCTTTTCCATTTGATGCATCCGATCCTCTAAAATTCAGCACTGCTCGAAATTACTTATTATCAACAATCTCTTCAATTAACGCAACAACATCTGCAACAAATTTAACCGGCCTTCAATACTTTGATGAGGATGGTGTTGTTGGAGGACAAATGACATCAAGTTACAATGGCAGTTATGTGACAGAAGGAAATTACGGAGATTTGATGAATCGTTATATGTATTATGATATAAATAATCTAAGCACATATGGATTTCAGATCAAACCTCCTGTTTGGAACTCTGCAGCCGAAAATACATGGCGTCTTAGCAGCTTTACTTCTGCAACAATAAAGCAAGTCCAAAATTATCAACTTATGTCAAGTATCTATGCAAGAGTCTTTTGTAATTCATTGCCAACTTTCCAGCAGTTGCCAACATTCCTTCCTGATGTTAGCACTAATTTTTACGGATATCAAGCAGGATCATCCTTAGTTGGTTTAATAAATACGCCATCTTTTGCTGGAATCTCAACATCGTATGCAACAGTTGGTCAAGCTGATTTAATAACAGGATATTTCAATACAAATACACAAACTCCGTATTTAAGTTCATTATATAATATCTTTATTTCATCTGCTGGACCTGCAGGCGCTTCCTTATATTCTACACTACCTCTAGCAATATCTGGTTCAAAGATTAATATTCAAGCAACATCAAATCCTATTACAACATATGTCACAAATACAATGCCGCAATATATCAGCAATTGGTTTACACAGAATAATTTTTTCAATGAAGGTTTTGCAGTAAATGATGTAACCTTTACCATACGAACATTAGGTGATTTTCCAACAATTAAATTTTATGAACAAAAGGTTAGCACAGTATCAACAATGATATTAATTGGAACAAGCTTAGGAACTACACAGAATACAATCTTCTATGGTTCAACTGGTTCAGCCTTCATGGGAGGAGTTGCCTATCAATCAACATCAATTGGAACTATACCAGTAACCTATGCTGGAGGTGGTGGTTCTGGATGGTTTGGAGGTGCAGCGGGTGCAGTCACACAAACACAAAGTCAGTATATTATTGGAGGAGGTGGTGGTGGTGGTGGATCATCATATATTGCACCGTTAACGACTACTTTATCACCTGCTCTGATTCAAGTCTCTACAACAGGATATTCCTTACCTGGAAACGGAACTTCTTCTGGTTTTGCTACTCATCCAACAGTTTTAGCAAACAATATTGGAACTGGAGGATTTGACGTGAATTCACTTAATAATTGGTTATCAACCTATACTGTTCCTCTTGCAGCAAATACTCATGCTTACCAAAGCGGAGGTAATGGTTTAATTATTTTAACTGAGTTCGTAGATCCTATGATAGTATCGATTAGTAGTGGAAGTCAAAATTTCACACCTTTGCGTATTGAAGCGTTAACAAATCAACTTGTTGTTAACAAAATTGTAATTAGTTCAGCACAAAATATTACAGTTTCAAATGGTCCTTCCTATAATGGAACACCCTATACTGATGATTTTTCAACGGCGATTCTTGATTTTGGAAATTATCAGCAGTTCTATATCAATTTCTATAATTCAACAATGACTCAAACACTGCATGTAAGTAATTTGAATGTTAACACTGCTGGAATGAATTATCAAACAGGTCAGATTATCTTGAATATTCTCAGCACAAATGCCAATGCGAAATTTGATTTTTCAACTAATTTTGTAATTGATACTTCTTGGACTGGAGCAAATTTTACGACTGCACCCGGTATTCTAACTGCTGGAAACCTCGGAGTTCAAAAAATGGAGTATACAATTTTTAATAATACAGTCTATTTAGCTGCGCCAACCTATTTCTAACAAAATAAAAGTAAATCGTAGGGATGTCATACAATACAACTTGTAATGTGAACGTATTAAAAGTTGTAGACTTACGAGTCATAGCGGCAAATAATATTCCACCGGGATTAAATAGCACACTTTTCACTGGCCCTCAAAGTGTTTATGGTTCTCCCCTTACCTGGGATTATATTTTGACAAATGCAGATCTTAGCACATTCGATTTGCAACATTCATCGGTAATTTCAACAAATAATAATTTTTTAACGTCTTCTTTGAAAGCATCCGCATCAACAGTTGTATTTTCAGTTAGCACAGTTTCATCACTTCTGCATACTGATTATACAATTCTAAATACAAACTATGTTGGTAACATAACCTCATATATTACAAATCTTTCAAACAATTATAGCACAATCTGTAATATAAGAACAAGCACAATTAAGAATCTTTCTACGGGTCTACTCCCAACGACAAGCACTTCTATCGGTTCAGTTTTGGGAGCCTTTGCAACAAATGCTTCCACAACATTCTTGAATACAACTATATTAAATTCAACTCTGTCTTTTTTCCAGTCAGTATCCAGTTTGATTTCTAAGCAAACAATTTCTACGGATGCCTATTCCACTGTTCTAACATCTACACTTCTTGCAGGATGGAATTCAACTCTTCTTTCAGAATCCAATCAGTTTATAGGACAAAGTAATTCGGAGGCATTAAATAAATTACTTTTTACTTCTTTATTCTATGGTTTGAATACTGATCCTGTAACAAATCCTCTTCTGAACAGTTTTAGCACTTTGCTAGGAAATGAAACACAGATCCAAGTCACATTACTTAATACTCAAATGTCCACTTTGCAAAGTAATTTTAATGAGGAACTTTCTTCCATGAGTTCATTTACTAATAAAGTTCTTCCCGATGCAATAGACGCTGCATTTATATCTTTAAATTCAACAAATACATCTGCATTTATTGGATATAGCACTTCAATCGGTTCAGCTCAAGCGAATGCAGATAATGCTTACAGCACAGTTACACGTTGTAATGTCTTAATTAGCACATCTTTGCATGACATGATTGATGTTCAGAATACGCATTTAGCTGATTTATCGACTCAAATTAATACAACTTTATTGTATAGGCCGCAGACTTTTTTTGGAGTGGATATCTTTGCAAATAATTCAAATGTCTCCTCTATTTTTTATAGAGAACCGACAGACTACACAAGTCTTCAAAATGATTTGAATAAGCTTTTATCAACAACTTTCTCTACAAATGCAGTCTATTTGTCAACACTCTATAAAAATCAACTTTGTAATGCGTATTATGATATTCTTGTGCAGGTAAGAAAATCATTTAATACATCTTTCACAGAGGCAGATTTTTCAACACTAAATGGACAGATATATCAGTATTTAAATTTCCAAAGCACATTGAATAATGGTGATATCGAGGATTTTTTAAATACACCATATTATAATCTTCTCTTACATCTGGATTCCAACTCAGTGAATCAGATTAGCACGAAACAGGGTGCATATTACACATTACTGAATAGCACACTATGGCAAAATTATACTGGAGTTATTATTTCAGAACAACTGGCTATATGTAATTCACAAATCACTATTGGTTCTAGTGATTCAGTTACACAAAGAGTTAGTTCATTTGTTGAACTCTTTTATTTAAGTTCGCTTTCACCAACAATTACATGGTCAAATGCATCTTTTACACCTATTAATCCGAATGTAACATTGTCAACCTTTTCAACTATTTATTATTTTTCAACAAATTATGGTCTTGTGATTTCAACTGTTCCTTTCTATTCTTCGGGTTTAACACAAAATTTATCAAGTCTTTCAACACTCTATTATTTTCAGCAGGTGTTTAACGCCAATACCACGAACACATTCATAAATCAAGTGTTCAGCAATTTAAATAATCAATTTAGCTCAAATACATCTACAACTAAATTAAATTTAATTACATATACATTCAATGATTATCGCAGTAATTCTGAGCAAGTTCTGCGTGGATTAAATGCAGGTGAAGCATATCAATCAACCTCTGCTGGTTTAAATTCAAATAGTATCATAAATGGTCCTTTTGGAGACGTATATTATTCCAATCTTTCAACCATTACGGAAGGCAATTTCTTGAGCACAACAACTATCATGCAAAGCACGCAAAAAGGCATATTTGATTCATCAACAGTATCAATCAATTTCATTTATTATTTCCGAAATCTATCAACAAATTACATATCATCAATGAGTGTAGCAAATTCATATTATTCAACCTTCTATAGTTCTCTGCAAGAAACATACAGATTTGAATCTGCTTTACAAACAACAAACTATGCTATACATAATTCAACAAATGTAGGTAATTATTTTAATAGTGATAGCACAATAATGAGCATATATCAAGATCGTGATATGTATTTGAATACACAATTTTCAACGAATGCACTACTTCTTTCTACAACATATGGATTTTCTCTTTCCACTCTTCAAAGAGTTTTTCTATCATCATTTGCAAATAATATAAGTAACTTTTCAACCCAAAATTCTTGGTTATTGGCAAATTTTAGTTCAGCACTTGGTCAAGGATCAACAAATGCAAATTATGCAACGAGTTCAGTGACTGCATATAATAATTTTACACTACAGACACAGAACAGTAATTTTTCTGTTGGAACATTCAATCTTTCAACTAATTATTTGAATTCAAATTCAACACTATCTAGTGTTTATAATACTACATATTTTGCAGGAGTTACTGTTGCAGGATCATCATTAAGCACAGCTGTTTCAAGCTTTACAGCTGCACTGTCAATTCTTTTTGGAAATCAATATAGCGTAGGAGAATTAGTTTCATCTACGCACGCATATGCCTCAAATACAGTTTCAACAATATTCTATTCTTCGATGTATATCACATCAACTAATTATTCAACATTTTATTCATATGGAGGGCATAACCAAAGCACAGGTCTAGGTCTTGTATCAAGTAGTTTAAATTATTACTCTACTGCACTTTATGGATCATTTAATTCTTCAATTAGCACTTATTTAACTATAGCAGATTCAAATACCGATTTAGTGTCTTCCCTCTATGTTTCTTCAATCAGTTTGATTGCAGATCTTTTCTCAACAAGCCGAAACCAGCTACTAAGTGATTATTCAACAAATGTATATGCTTTTAGCACACTCTATTCAACCAATATCTATTTATTATCTTCCCTCTATGTTTCTTCTATGAGTTCATCTGCAGGTCTTTACTCAACAGGCAAAGACCAGCTCCTAAGTGATTATTCAACAAATGTGTATGCATTTAGCACACTCTACTCAACCAATATTTTTTTGGTATCTTCGCTCTATGTTTCTTCAGTAAGTTCAATCGGTGGTCTTTTCTCAACAAGCTGTAATGATCTTGTTACCAGTTATTCTGCTAGTGTGTATGCATTTAGCACACTCTATTCAACAGATACGTATTTGTTATCTACTCTTTATGTATCTTCAATTAGTTCACTTAATAACATTTTCTCAACGAATTGCAACTTATTAATCAGTAGTTATTCTTCGAGCGTATATACATTTAGCACACTCTATTCAACGGATACGTATTTCTTATCTTCCCTCTATGTTTCTTCAATCAGTTCATTAGCTGGTCTCTTTTCAACGAATTGTAATGAAATACTCAGTAGTTATTCTGCAAGTATCTATGAATTTAGCACCCTCTATTCAACCGATATTTATTTGTTATCTTCCCTCTATGTATCTTCAATTAGTTCTGTAGCGGGTCTCTTTTCAACGAATTGTAATGAAGTTGTTAGCACATACTCTGCTAGTATATACGCATTTAGCACACTTTATTCAACAAATATATATCAAGCATCAACACAATATGTCTCAACACTTTATGATATTTCATCAATTCTATCATCGGCTACAAATGAAAATAAAAGCACATTTAGTAGCTTCTATAATACACTTTTAACAATAAATTCCACATATTATTTATTGTTCTCATCTTTATATGTATCAACGTTCTTTAGCACAATATCAACTAACTATATTGCAAATATTACAGCATTTGTAGCAAATTACAGTTCAGCAATTCAAACATACTCAACATTCATTGGAATTGAGTTGAGCACAAATACATATAATTTATCAACGGCTGTCTCGACGATTTCAACTATTTATTACTCAAATTACCTTATAATGCCTGATACATATTCCACAACAATTATTGATGCTAGTAATTTTTATGCACCTACTCTTAGTGTTGGAAATTCATATTATTCAACTGCGCTTGAGTTAATTTCATCACTAAAAGATCCCAATGTTTCCTCATCGGGATTAGTATATTCTAATAGTTTACAAAATCTATCTACACTTGTGTTATATTATTCAACACTGGATGGCCTGTGTAATGTTGAATCTGTTTCCACACTATCATCTTTATTTTTTACTGCATCAAATGCAGCCAGCACTCTAATTGGATCAAGTAATAGTTCTTTGATTGGATTTTATACCAAAAGTCTTACAAATTATAATACATTTTATTCAACAGCTTTTAGCACATTATCCACAGTCTACACTATAAATCAAAGCACCACAATCAGTCTTTATTCAACAGTTACAATTGATAATTCTACGAATGTAGGAATTGCCTACACATCAAATGTAAATAATCTTTCCACAGCGGTAAGCACTGTCTCATCAATCTATCTAAGCAGTATTCTTGATTTATCATTCACATATTCTTCTTATTTTGTAAATTATTCAAATATGGCTGGAGTAAATCTAAGCACAAATCTTTGCAATCTATCAACAGCAGTTAGCACAATCTCAACAATTTATGTTAGTAGCTTAAACTATTTGTATTTAAATTATTCATCCTATATACAGAATTTTTCTGGACAGACAAGTTTAAATCTGAGCACAGATACAGTGAATGCAGTAAATTCCTTATCTACACTGTCATCTTTTTATACAACATTTTTATTTTCAACAATTAATTATTATTCAACATCAATGAATCAATTTTCAACTTTAATTGGCACAGATGTTGAAATAAATACAACAAATTATTCTACTGTAACTCCTCGTATTTCAACCATATTTGCCTCATCATACAGCAGCATAGCACTTTTCTATTCCACACAGATTAACAGATTTTCTACTGTCTTTGATCGTTCGAATAGCACACTTGATGCATTGAGCAATCGCTATGATAGCACATTTTCATCCTATTTTACATATCAATATAGTTCACTTCTTGGAAATTATTCGGCAAATATAATTTTATTGTCCACTCTAACACCTCTAAATATTATATTAACGCAGCAGAATTATTCAACAGCTGTTAGCAATACGTCAACATCCTATTTTACTTCCTATTTGGATTTGAAAAATATGTATTCAACGGCTTCAAGTAACATTTCAACTTCATATATTGTATACCAATCAACATTTACTAATCAGTATTCAACAAACTACACAATTATTTCAACAAATTATGATTTCCAAACATCAACTGGATATGGTTTATATTCAACCAATTTAAATACAATCTCAACAATTTTTGCGACTCAATATCCGCAAATTTTCTTGAATTACTCAACATTGCTGTCAAATTCTTCAACCACTACACTTTCTTCAATCAGTGTCTTAACAATAAATTATCAGCAAGGAGTAAGCACATTGTTGCCTGTTGTAGCAAATAATGTTGTTTCACTTAATGCAGCAATTGTTCTTTCAACTTTCTTTTCAGCATTTCCATCGACGACATTTGGTGAAGTAAATTCAACTGCTACACAATATGAAAATTTCTTTTTGGCAAGCACTTTATTCCTTGGACCGTCTATTTACTCTACACAATCGACAAATTACAGATTTATTGTATCTTCTATAAGCACTGATTTTGGAAAGTTTCTCCTAGGATTCAGTAGTGCAATTATACCATTTTCAACAGGTTATCTAACGCAAGTTGGGCAATACACAACATATAGCACAAGTAAAATTTCAACACTTGCAAATAAAATCTTTTTTCAGCAATTAACAGCTATAAGTAATAATGTAATTTATAATTTCAAAAATAATGCATCAACTCTTAGCACAGTCTATGGCTATGGTCTTACGCAAACAAATAATATATCTTTATCAAATAATATACAAACTTCACAAAATGTATTTAATTACGGAAATAGCACAAATTTAGAACAAATTAATATTACAGAAACAACCTTTAATGAATCGCCATTCGAGATTTCTTTGCATAATAGAGTGGGTCTTCAATCACTCATTTATCTGAATAGCACAAATAATCAAGTAACAACAGCTAGAATTATCTATAATGGATCAAATAGCACAACATCTCAAATATTTCTAAGCACAATTACACTAACATTTGTTAGCACTGTTTTCTACCAATCTGTTTCAACTATTTCAACACTCCAAACATTTGTTAGCACTGTCTTTTTATCGGGAATAACACAGCAATATTATCAAAGCTCATTTGCATGGAGCACTTTGCCGAGCACAGTAGTCTTCACAAGCACAGTGAATTTTTTCAGCACTCTTATAACACCATTGAATACATTTTATTCAATTATCAGCACCAATTTTACATTTAGTTCTTTATCAACAATTAATGTAGCACAACTTTATGTTAGCACCCCATTTATTAGCACATTAATGTCAACGAATGTGTCAACATTCTTGAATGTAACCCAATCCTTATTTTCTACTGCCCAAATTACAAGCACATTTTCACTACCGGGCTTTCAAAGCACAATAAAAACATATCAAAACCAATTGGGTAATACAATGAGCACTTTCTATTTGGATTTATTCATGTATCAAAACTTCTATGTCAATGTGAATACAATGTCAAATGCAAATCCTACAATTGAAACCTATGTAAGTGTTTGTAATCTACCTACAAATGTGCAAAGTGGAGAAATATTTGTTAATATTCGTAATGCATCGCAGAACGAATTAGTTGCGAAACGTTTCATATCTTTCATAAATGTAGTTTCAACATTAAGAAAAAATATTACAAATTCAGTGGGTCTGCTCAAAGTAAAATATACATCAATTAATGGACAAACAATGCTTACAAGTATTCAGAATTTTTCAGAGACACCCACATATATTGGAGCTAATATACAAGCATCTGTTCCATCCCAAACAGTTCTAACAATTAATACTGGAAATATTTTTAACTATTGGGTAAATGCAGCAAACCAACCTGCAGGATACACATTTCCTATTGCAATACAATCAAATCTGAACACCGGAATAGGCGATTATTCTTTATCAGGTATTGCAGTAGATAGTCTTTTCAACTTGTATGTAACTGATATTAATTCAAATATGATTTGGGTTCTAAGTAATGGTTCAAATACCTTATATCCTTATGTTAGTTCGCTAGTGGATGTATATACACTGACAATTGATTCAAATGGAAATTTATATGCTCCAAGCTATACAGGTAACAAAGTTTATAAAATTGCAACAAATAAAACAGTTACAACATTAACAACATCAATACAAAATCCTTTGGGAATCACGATTGATTCATCAAATAAGAATCTTTTCGTAGCATCTGCGTATAATCATAATATTTATACCATAAATTTAACTACAAATCAAACATCATTCTTTATGGGCGGAAGTAACACAAGCCCAGCGTATGCTGATGGAAATGCAACGACTGTCCAATTTGGAGGTATTTTTGGAATGGCAGCAGATACGCAGGGTAATTTGTATGTTGCCGACTTTGACACGAATACAATTCGATCAATTAAGATTTCAATTTCATCTTCAGTCAAAATTGCAGGAACAGCAAATACATCGGGTTCTACAGATGGTATAAATGCAGCGGCCCTCTTCAATAGTCCTAGAGGTCTTGTAACTGACAATCAAGGCAACTTATATATTAATGATTATATGAATTACGCTTTTAGAACATTATCTTTACAGAATAACCAAGTCTCAACAATTGCTGGAAATGCGCATATTCGAGGAGTGCAGGATGGTTATTTATCGACTGCAACATTTGCTCAGCCATTCGGCTTAGCGATTGATACAACTGCAACTAATTTTTATTTAACAGATATTCAAAGTGTTCGTCGTATAAATTTCGATGCCGCAAATTTTACAGGAGTTTCTGCATCTAACGTTCTTGTCTTGGGTTCAAATGAAGCATCTACTCGATATGTGATTACTCTTGCAGGATCATATACACCAAATTTTCCTGCTCATTTATACGGATTAGCCTATGATGGTGTAAATTTCTATCTAGGTGCTACAAGCAATTCAGGAAATAGTATTCTAATCTATAATCAAACAGGAGGACTGTTATCTACTTTTGTTACACTTCCAACACAACCATATAATATTGTAGCTGATAAGAATAGCAATTTAATTGTTACAGATAACTTGAATACAATTTATTGGGTATCAAATTCTCCTATAGGATTTGCTCAAGCACCTGTGGTAGTTACAAATTCCTTAACCAATCCTCAAGGAATAACAATTGATAGATATCAGTCAACGAATATTTATTTTACAACAAGAGGAAAAATTCAAACACTTGGTCTTACAGCAGATGTTCCAGATTCCAGTAAAATAGTAACTCTTGCAGGAAATACTTCCTTGGGTTCAAATGATGGCACGGGCACTGCTGCAACATTCTCTTGTAATATTCCGGGAATAGCAGCATGGGACGGTATTGTGTATATCTCCGATCAAGGCAATAGTATAATCCGCCAAATTGATGCAACAACAGGAATTACTAAATTAATTGCAGGTGCAGCTGGATCACCGGGTTTTGCAAATGGAATTGGAATTGCAGCACAGTTCTCCAACGCACAAGGAGTTGCAGCTTTTTTGAACTTTTCAACAGGAGTTGATGTTTACGTAGCCGATTCTGGTAATAGTATCATAAGAAAAGTAAATCCTAAAACTGGAGTCGTCTTAACAATTGCAGGAAATGACCTTCTAACTGGTAATGTGGACGGATATGCGGTAAATTCGTATTTTACATCGCCAACTTCTATAATTGCTGATACACCTAAAAATTTATTTATGATTGATAATTATATCGAGAAAAATATTTTAATGGCCTCTTCAAATATAACAATTGTTGATAATTCAGCAACAACGAATGGTTCTCTTATTAATGATTATGGTGGTAATAGCTTAGCAAACTTACAGGACGGAACGTATTCGAACTATTATAATCGTATATTTCAATCGTATAATACAACGGGTGGTTATCAATATTCGTATAGATTTACAATTTCGTTTCAACCAACAGTTACTTTTAGTTATACTGGAGGTATGCAAACATGGACATGCCCTGTTGGAGTTACAAGCATAGATATTACAGTAACAGGTGCTGGTGGAGGTGGTGGTTATTGGGTAAGTCCTGTTGGATACGGTGGTGCTGGTGGATATGTTTCGGGTAGATTAACTGTTACGCCCGGCACAACATATTATATTATTGTTGGAGGAGGAGGTGGTGGAGCAACAAATACATCTCAAGGATTTGGCGGATACTATGGTGGAGGTAATGGAGCAAGTGGCTATTATCCTGGTGGGGGCGGTGGTGGATTTTCTGGTATATTTACTAGCAGCACACCATCACAAGGAAGTGCTCTTATAATAGCTGGTGGAGGTGGTGGTAATGCAGGAGGAAGTGGATATAATGGTGGAGCAGGTGGAGGATTAATTGGTCAAAGTTCAACAAATCCGGGTGGTGGAGGAACACAATCAGGTGGAGGAACTGGAGGTATATACGGTAATGGAGGAACCGCCATGCAAGGTGATAATGCAACAGGATATTATGCTGGAGGTGGTGGTGGAGGTTACTATGGTGGAGGAGCTGGAGCAGGTGGTGGAGGTGGATCCGGCTATGAATCCGGTGCTGTCTCTTTTATTAATGCAATCACCGGTGGAGGTGGTGCTGGAGGACAAGGAAATAATCCTGGTAGCGCAGGACAAAACGGTTCTATTGTAATTACGTATATAACAGCAGGCGGTGAAAATATTACAGGAGTTACCATATATTCAGCACCCATAGGAGATACCGCATATTTACCAACATCGATTACAGCGTTTGATCCAAATGGTGGTGTTCTAGGCAGTGTTTCTTTTCCTTCTTGGTCAATTGATAAAATACGAGGTTTGCAATACTATGTATTGAATTTAACAACTGCTTTAACATCGGGTAATATGACACTTGTGTTCGGAAAAAATACACTTTATCAAATGTTACTTTCACAACTTCTCTTCTATGCAACGGGAAGTTCAACAAGTGAATTGCGCGCCGCATATTATAATGATACATATGCTGGAGCACCTGTTTATAATTCATTGAGCACATTGCTAATTCAAATGAGAAGTTTATCAACGCTATCGTATATTTCCTTCAGCACAAATACCGTGAATTCAACAATTGCATCAAGAGTATATTGTAATGCAACAACCGGATATCTATCAACATATAATGCTGCTCTAATAACAAGCAATGCAGGATACTCCGCCTTGAAAAATACATATGTTGCAGTCGCTGCAAGTCAATACGCAACAAGTCAAATATATGATGTGTCAATGAATCTATTAGTTCCCGTAATACAAACTGATTTTAGTCAAATTACAAATGAAAATCTAACTACTTATATTCTAACATCAACGAGTTTCTCTTCTTTAATTAATACTGGACCAACAACACCATTTAGTCAATTGAATAGTATTTTCCAAGTAGTGAATAATAATTATATCACTATTAATTCACTTACGAGCACTAATATTAATTTGTATTCAAATCAGATATCATCGTATTTAAGTTTGGAAGCAAACTATTCAACATCAATTAATTCATATTTAACAACTGCAAGTAACGCAGCAACAAGCGCTATTTTTGCAGCTTCTATGGCACAATCTGGTGCAGCAAATATTTGCAATTACTTTTATACAGGAAATGATCAAGTGTTTATTGTTCCTGCAGGAGTAAGAACACTCTATTTAATGATGACTGGAGCAAGTGGTTCATATGGTGGTGGAGGAACAACAATAGCACAAAGTTTAAATACACAAGGAGGATTTGTTTCAGGAAATTTGGTTGTAAATCCAGGTGATACATATATATTATGTGTAGGCGGTCAAACAAATAATTATTCATGGCAATATGGTGGTGGAGGAGCAGGGCAATCTCCTTATGGCGGATCGGGTGGAGGTCGAACATCAATCCAGTATTGGTCTGGAACAAGTCAATATAAGCAATATCTAGATATTGTCACTGCGGGTGGCGGAGGTGGCGATGGATTATTAAATCCCGGTGGTTGGGGTGGAGGATTTATAGGACAAAGTGGCACGTATGCAACGGGTGGAACACAATCTGCAGGTGGTTCTGCAGGGGCGGCGCAAAATGGATATACTGGTTGTAATGGCGGAACTTATAATCCTAATATTTACTATTCTGCTTACTATACGCAGTTTTACCCTCAATATGTTGGAGGGCAAGGTGTTCTTTATGGTGGAGGTGGTGGTGGAGGTTATTGGGGTGGAGGTGGTGGTCTCAATTATGGATCGGGAGGTGGTGGATCATCATATGTAGGGAATCTTACAGGAGTTGTAGTCAATACAATTGGTGGTGGTGCAAGTAATCAGCAATCTGGATATATAAGCATCATTTATAATCTTGTGACAGGAAGTGCAGGATTTTCTAATTTAACCTTTAAAGGATCAAATCAAAACATTACCTCAAATGAATCTTATGTTAAATATCAAACGAATTATAATGGAAGCGCATCATCCGGTTTTACTACAGCCATCAATTGGAATCAAAATCCGAATGTAACAGTTTTTGTCTCTGTGCAGCAATGGGCACCTGCATCAGGTAATGTAATTGGAAGTGATCCGCCTTCACTAACAATTACTGGATATCTTGGAGTAGTTGTTCCTTCATTAAAACAAAATACAGTAAGTGTTGATTATGCTGAAGAAAATCAAGATGGACCACTTTCAGCATTAAAACTTCCAACATCAAATACAGGAACAGGTTGTGCAAGTGGATCAGGTTCAACTACAGGATCTGGCACAAGTTCGGGAACAGGATCGGGAACGAGTTCGGGAACAGGCACTGCATATTCAAATAGCACAATTCTTTTAGCCTATACACCAGCAAGCTATTCAAGTGGGTTTTATAGCACTTCTTTCTTATTAAATAGTAATTTCAATTCACTTTATTTTAATACATCTGATCCCGGCACAAATGGTCAATCAGTAACTTATTCGATTGCTCTGAAAACTGTGGTCGATACCTCAGCAACAATTGGATCGGGTCAAACAACAACTGCTTTTATTCCTAAACAACTCATGAATACAGCAACTAAGAGTTATACATCTTCTGGAACATATGCTTCTGCAAATTCTGTGACAATTTCCTTTGCAAGCGATACATATATTATCGATACAAATGGCGGATCTTTTGGAACATACGGAACTTATTACACAATTACAGGAATTTCAATTGCAAATGATACACAATCCGCATATACTTCTAATGTAGGAACAAAAAGTGTAACTATTAGTTTAGCTTCTACTCCTGCAGTAAATACTCAATGCACAGCAGCCGTTACAGTTTCAGGTCTATATGATAAACACGATGGAGCAGGATTGACGAATAGTTATCAGTTTCTTGTGAATATGTCGTATACATTTACGGTTACAGACTTTTATGGATTTAATGCGTCAAGTCGCTCTTACTCAGCAACACCAACAGCATCACCAAATTTCGCAGACTCTGTAGATGTAGCAACTCAATCCTATTATTATTATACTGGATCATCAACATCAGCAATATCAGCTGGAAATATAACAATTACGAATGTAGGTGTCTCAGGAACTGGATTTACATCATCGGGATCCACAATTAGTTTTGCAGCGTCCAGCATTGGAGTGTATACTGGAAGTGCAACGATAACAGGAACATTTAAAAATCCGGATGGAACCACTCCAACACCAAATACGATTAGTTTTACACTCAGTCTAAGTGAAACATGTTATAGAAATTATTCAATAAATACAACAGGGCCTTCCTATACAAATTCCCCATCACAAAATGGATCCTCATTTAGTGATTCAATTACTGTCCAAAATCAAGCATGGTTTGCATATACATCTGGAAATGGAACAATTCCAACATATACAGTAACATCTATTTCACTGGATGGAAGTGCAGCAACTAATGGATATACTACAAATGGAACTTCTTTGATTTCATTTTCAAAGTCTTCAACTGGAACTTTTACAGCAACAGCAACGATTGGTGGAACCTATGATATGCAAGATGGTAATGGAAATACAACATCGTTTAGCGGATTAACTGTTAGCTTAAGTGAAACATGTGCGGCATCAGCTAAATCAATTTATACAAATAGTCAATCGGAAAGTGCAAGTGGAACAATTCCATTGACTTTTGATATCTTTAATGCGAATCATTTTAAATATACTGACGGATCAGCTATATCACAATATACAATATCTACAATTTCATTCAGTGGATCATATACGGGGAATTTTGACTGGTATGTATCACCACCAATTTATCCAACAACTAACAGTGGCATAGTTACATATATCTGGAATAATAGACTACAAGGATCACAAACTGCTTCAAATCCGCCTACAAATGTAGGTTTAGTCCGTCTTGCTATCGGAAGTTCAGGTATAACATATACAGCAACAGCAACAATTTCTGGAACATATAATAATTCACTTGGAACATTCGTCAATTTCTCTGGTTTACAAATTTCATTATCTGGCGTAGATCCGGGTGGTGGTGGTGGTGGCGGTACCGACGCTTAAAATCCTTCCCTCTTAATCATCTCTTTTGCCCAAGGCTGAATAACACCTTTTTCTACTGCAGTTGGTCTGTAAGGCCACGGCGATAGAAATACTGCATTTGACCAAGGACCCGCTCTTCCAAAACCAACTGCTTTGTATCCAAGTCTCTTACATACGGATACTCCAATCGCAGTTTCACAAGGATTTACTGTAAGCCAATAATGATTTTTCTTGCATTTATATTTTGGGAAATCTAGCAGAGATTCCTTAACCATTTCTTCAAAGAATTCGATAAGCCAAGGCAGAGACCACAATCCTGCTTGAAACGAGAAAAGATAAGGTGCATCCTCTTGAATCCATTTCCACTCTGAACTTTGCTCTAGCGCTTCTCCTGTAGGACCCGGGCATGGCATCAGTCGAGCACATGATACACCCTTTTCAACTAATTTAACAGATTCATATAGTTTAGTATACAAAGGATTTCTATCTAAGAAAAAATCATCTTGAAGCAATAAAACGGATGAATAATGATTCTGCAAGAAACGTAATGAATGAATCCTACTTTCAATAAAATCAGTATTTTCCTCCTCTGTTTGATTTACATAATGCACTGCTAGTGTTTTTAATACTCCTTCTTCTTTTTCTGATAAACCCGTTGTTGCCACATAGAGGGGCCATTTTATGTCGGGTGCATATCGTCTTATTAACTGGACACTGATGACTGCTAAATAATTGTATTTTGGACATGAATTGATCAAAATACATGTATTCGTGCAATCCTCTAAGTTTAACATTTAAATACACACTGTTGGTAATGTTTAGATAGGGTATGTCAGTAGCTCGTCATCCAATTACGGGAGCACCTATACGTATTTTGCGCACTGAAACGCAGATTTCTAGTGACCAGAAAACAATGGTTTATCTTGATCATCATGCAGAAAAATCTATGCGCTGGTCAAGATTTCAGACCCTGATTGCAGATAAAAGAGCTCTTCAAGTGCTAGAACCCGTTATTCCAAACTATATTATCTTGTATAATAAGCTTTCGGATGACGATGTTGCTTTTTGGAAACGCTGGCTCCCTCTTCATAAGAAAGAAATCAGTGTTCTCTTCATCAGTATTATGGTTTCAATGCAGCTTGGAGTGAACTTTCTAGCAGGGTATAATATGATCTGTTATTCTGAATTTAACGAATTATATCCTTTTATTGATGTTCGTATAATTGATAGTTCGCCGATTCTTGATATTGTTCTAGCAATTGGATCTATTTTTCGTTTCAAACGCCTTTATCTTAATAACGACTTATCAAAGGTAAAGCAATCAGTAAGCGTATTTACAAAACATGAAGGTGAAATTATAAATAGCCCGCTTGTAGCATCACTTGTTCCTAAATTTATTTTAATTCAGCAATTTTTCCAGCATCCTCTTGCAAGAAGAAACAGGGAATTAAAGGAATGCATTAAGCGCAATATTCAAAATCCTTACATTGATGAAGTGCATCTATTGAATGAAAAATCGTATCCTGAATGGCTTACAAGTCCAAAGGTCAAAGAGCTTGTAATTACGAATCGTATTTCATATGATGCTGTGTTTAGACATATTAAGAACAATATTCCTCCTAACTGCATTGTTGCATTTGCTAATACAGATATATATTTGGATGCGACAATTCGGCATATCTACAGTATTAATATGAAGGGTAAATTCTTATCTTTGCTTCGTTGGGATGATCCGAATCCTCCACAGCTTACAGATGAAAAAGATAAGCAGCCTTCAAAGATTTTTGGTCCAAGGCCTGACAGTCAAGATGCATGGATCATTTTATCGGATGACGTGCAGTTTAATCCTGATACTGACGATTTTAAGATTAATTTTGGTGTTCCCGGCTGTGATAATGCACTCAATGTTGCTATGTTAAAAAATAAGTTCTTAATTTGTAATCCGGCATATACGATAAAGACTCATCATATTCATAATTCAGCAATTCGTGATTATAATCCCCAGAATGTTGTTGAAAAACCCATTTTTCTATATATTGATCCCACGGCAATTCAAGAATACAAGTCAATCACGAATCTTGATTCATTTATCTGGCAAAAGGGCGCGCCTTCAAAAATGACAAACTGTGCTAGAAGAATTAAGTATGTGAATGAAAATGCAGCTGCTACTGTTTGCACAATGTTGCGTCGTGATAAAATCTGGGATTTTAATGTGAATGAAGAGAATGAATTTGTCTATGAAGAGGCGGCTAAACCTAAAATATATCAATTTAAGAATAAGTTTATGTCGGCAGAAGGACTTGTCTATGGTATGCATGAAATCTATCTAGGTAAGAATCCTATTTGGAAGGAAGGATGGGAAAAATCTAACGCAAATATTTTGGCTAAGGCAATGTATACAAAAAATCTTATAGTTGCGCCTATGAATTCGAAAATAGGAAATAATCTAGCATTATGGTTTCTTTTCTATGTGACAAAAGTCAGAATTATACATGATCAAATTCGTATGCTAAATCAAAATCTTAATACTGAATTTTTAATTTGTCAAATAGAAGGTATTAGTGATTTTGTATCAATGTTAGACTGGCAACTACCAGGAAATAATCTTAATTTAATCCACTATGACGAGAAAGTTCAATACTATGCTGAGAATCTATTTGTTATTGAACCGGATGCACAGCCTCCTACACCGATCGAAATTGAGTATCTAAGAAAATTAATACCATCTGTTCTGCAAGAAGTCACGAATGAAAAGGGTGTGGTTATCTTATGTGTAGAAGATGATGGTGAAATCTTATCAAAGGCGTGGTTACAAAGAATTCAAGAAACTGCCTTCAAGGATTGGACAGTCCGTTATGTAACAGCTAAAACAACGCATAAAGAGTTATTTCAACTTATGTGCACAGCGGATGTTTTAGTTGGACAATCAAATAGTAAGTGGATGCCTTTGTCTTGGATGTGGTGTCTAAAGGCAACAGCCACTGTTATTGAAGTAATAAAAGATACTGAACCAAAGGGCGAAAATGTGCATCTTGCAGGAGTATGTAAGCTTCAGTATGCAATGATTGTAGCCAAGAGGGAACCAATTGATTACCAGCGGGAGCATGCGTGCCGTGATATTACTCTTGCAGTTAAGAATTTTTGTTATACAAAGGCATTGACAACAGCAGTTCAATTATCGGATAGACCAGTAGTTGTGGTTCCATTTGAGCCGCAAGAAATGCATGCCCATTCAGGTGATACATTTAGAGAAATGGTTGAACTTTGGTCAGCCAAAGGTTTAGTCCAAATCCAACGTTCTAGCACGACTCCATACTGCTGGTTGGGTAAGATTGGAGGAATTCTTTTGTATGATAGGCCTACTTTGAAGTGGTTAGATCCCACTCTGAAATATGAGTTTGGTCTCTTTGGAAACTGCACACCACCAATCACTGAGTCACCGGAAAAGAATTCAGTTTGGTCATTTTGGCCGCGGTCACCAAGAAAACTGGAAGAATTTATAGATTCTTTTATAATACAGACTTATGAGCAGCGGACAACAGAAACAATTTTCCTAGGCAAGGTTGAAAATGGAATTCAAATGAAGAACCGAACTAAATGCGATTGGTCTCAAGCAATACAAAAATGGTCAATGCCTCTTGATTCAACTGGAAAACCGTATGCGTATACACAAGATGAATATCTGCTAGAACTCAGTAATTCCCGTTATGGTTTGGCTCTTGCAGGATATGGTAATAAGTGCAATCGGGAAATTGAATATTTTGCGCTTGGTGTTGTGCCTCTGTGTGCACCAGAAGTGGACATGAAGTATTATTTGAATCCACCGACTGAAGGTATTCATTACCTGAGGATTAAGGGACCGGAAGAAATTAAAGATTTAATCGCCTCTATTTCTGCAGAGAAATGGGAAGAAATGTCCAAGGCAGGTCAGGATTGGTGGAAAGCGAATGCATCTACTGAGGGCATGTTCCGGCTTACTTTGGAGACCTGTAGGAAAATTCTGTAAAATAAAAGCATCTAGCATAGCTTATAATCATTCTTTTTCTTTCTTTTGTTGGGGCGCGAATAACATCAAGTGTCCAGTTCATCAAATGAAACCACTTGTTGTTATGTAATTCATAGAATCGTAAAACTCTTTCTTCTATACTGTTCATTTTATCTGCATATTTATTGCAAGGAATTTTTCAATTTTTACAAATTATTTCAAATCAGTTTTACCTAAAGTCTTTTGAAATTCTTTCTTAGCTTCCTCTAGAATTTTTGCGTCGGTAGCACATTCCGCATGTTTATCAAGTTCATATGTAATCTGCTCTGTAGGTTTATCAAGATAAAATAATGTCAAGCGTGATCGAGATAAATGATCCGGACCCACCCAAATACCGTGCAACCCTGAAATTTCAACCATTCTTTTTCCAATACGAGCTAAACTAGACATCTTATATAAATAACATATTTTCTTTAAGCATCCACATTTTTTACTTTATAATCTTTTCCAAAAAACCAACTAAGCGTCCAGTTTTCTTCACAGACACAAGTTTCTTCAGCTGCTCTAAAATCCAGACATTAAAACGCATTGTGGCCATATCATCCTTAACAAACCAATGAGTATGAATTGATTGAACAGGTGCGGATCCAATTGCAAGACCGCTCCATCCTTCACGACGCAGAATATGCCATTCTTTCTGCAGCTCTTGTGATGGATGATCTCCTTGCCATAAACGCCACCATCCATAGTTTACAGTGACAGGAAATTCTTCAAATCCTCCAGACCATTTTCCAGAAACCCATACTGCTAGATCTTCGAGACATCCTTGTTCAAAGAAACGTGATGTTGCGCACATTTCATACCATTTATCAGCGATTTCTTTGGACCGAAGAAAAAGGAATCCAGCATTATAGACTCCAAATCGATCTGTATCCGATTTTCTAATCATGTGGGGGCTTAAAGCTAATTGAACGTTGGATGCAAGAATAGGCAGAGGTCCAAGATGACATATATCCGCATCTAAGAAGAGAATACCGTCAGTCTTGGGGTAGCAGGAATCTTCATCTAGAGCCCAAGCAAGAAGGCGGGGTTTTTCAGCACAGAAATCAGCAAAAAGAGTCTTGAATATTTTTCCCTTAGTCTTCTCCATCGTGGGGCGATTCAAACCAATATAAGGAGCCAGCGCATCTTTGATAACTTTTTTGCCTTTGTAAGGCAACGCTTCAATTTTCGGACTAGTTGGTGCATCGGAAAAAATATAAATAGTTGGTGGAGAAGGATTCCAAAGTTCTAGAGTAAAGAATAGCACTGCAAGATCTGCAACAGCATGTTCATTTGCTAACGTAGCAATTGAATACATTGTTTATTCTACATATTTTGTTCTTAGGCCTCAGACTCAAAGTTATGAAACAGCTTAGAGTTCCCCCATTCCATAGAGCGCTTAATTTTTGCTTGGGACATAGGAGTTTTGTATAAACGAAAATCAAAGATGGCTCCACGGAACCGTTCATCTTTATTCGCATATTGCGTCTCATTATTTTCCCAGTTGCTCTTTCCAATATAATTATTAGAATAGAAATTCGTAGTGGGCATATGCCCATCAATAAAAGAAAAAATCTTTTCCCCGTCCACATAAATATCCCAAGTAGGCCGGAAGCTTTCTGCATCGGTGGTTGTAATAACAATATGCTGCCACCTTTGAAGTTTAATTGCTTTAGGAACCTTGATGCGCATTTTTCTGCTACGTTCATCCCAAATTTCGAAGATGAGGGATGCTGTTGGAAACAAATCAGGCTTTCCCGTCAAATTCTTCTGTTCAAGGGGAACATCAACCGGCCCCGGTCCAATGCATTCCCACTCATCCACATTTGCATCCGAAATCTTAATCATCCGCTGAGGAGAAACTTCTTTTGCAGGTCCAGTGGAGCAAACCCGATCTGAATCTGAAGGACGTGCTTGATTGAATTCCAGCTGTTTTGTTTCTATATCACCCCTTCCATCAATTCCTAGCAGAACATTATCATGTCCAGAACCATTACCAAAATCAAAAATACGAGCATTATTAGTAAATGCATCAAAATGAACCCATACAGAGACTGCTCGTAAGAAACGAAGAGGAATATTTTCAGTAAATTCAAGCTTTGTATTTTCACCTAAACGAACAAACTGATCTGCAGCTGGAGCCGCTTTTATAGGAACTCCATTTTCAAGCATAGAAGGTGAAATACGATTCAATTCTAAGCCCTTCGTCTTTGTCTTGGTAGGATCTTCATCAAGAGTAATATCTCCGAACTTAGCTAGCTGAGCATTCTGCGCATAATCGACCATATCATCAAAGAGACGATACCAGACCATTACACCTTCATAGAACCACAACAAATCTTTGATTTCGGATGGTGGATTTGAATCTTGCACATCTTTATCAGTGAAACCATCAAGACCGGCAATTGCACAACGGCTTTCAAATGTTCCATCTGTCATTTTCAAGATACGACAGTAGTCGTCGCGACCATCCCCGTTTGCATCATTATAGTAATCATCACGAGAAATCTTGAATCCACTACCGACACTTGTAGATTTAAATTGATACGGATCAAGTCCTTCTGTTCCTGCTAGAGCACACGCAACAATCATTGAATTCGGGTCACCTGGTCTCATGACAACACGACAAAAATCATTTTTTTGCCCCGTTAATTGAACATCTGCATAGCTTTCATGGTATCTAGGATCTCTTAAGTAACCATAATCTTCCATCTTTTGCCCAGGCACAATATCATAACGACGAGGAAAATACTTGGAAAAGAAATTTGGTTTTCCTAGATCTTCAAAACCTTCTAACATGGGCCATTTTGTTTTCATATATTCATATGCAAAGAACCCGAGAACTAAGACACATGCAATTATTACTAATGTTTCATTCATTCTTCCCTACGTCTAACAAGTAAAAAATCTGGATTTTTATTCTAGCGAATAGAATAAAATTGTCTAAATTCAACTAAGAAATCATATTGAGAACATAATATGAATACGTTTTCTTTTTAAAATTATAATGAACTATAATTTATAGAATGCCATCTGTGTGTTTGATGACTTCGATATTTACGATTGAAAGCATGGAGCCTACAAAAAATAAATATATAAGCATATTTATTCTTTGGTTATCGTCATTAATAAGAACAAATTCATTAGGAAAAGATGATTTACTTATGATAATTATGGATGAAAGAACAAAAGACTATATTATTACGTTCACAATATTTGATAAATTATGTAAAACAATGAATTGTGGAATTAATATTTCTATTATACCAATTCCTAAAACATTTGAAGAAGGATGTTTATATCGATATTATGTAAATTCACACTATACGCAAGAAATCTTAATGTATACTGATGTGGATATACAATTTATAAAGTCGCTGAAAAACATAACAGACAAAATGAAAAAGGATACAATCTATTTGCATGCGGAAGGTTTATTAGAGAATGCTAATTATGGAAGTTTTATAACAGATGTTGAAAAAGATGTTTTGTATAGTCATATTCCCAGTTTACCTGGATTCAATTCTGGAAAATTTGCATTCTACGGAAAAAACTATCATACAAATATTTTTTCACTCATTTGGGAAAATAATAATTTATTCAAAGATGAAAAAAATATATATTGTTATGACCAATGCTTGTTTAATAAAGCTATTTATAGTTCATGCATGATTTTTGGATATAAATTAGATATTGCTGTATGGGCAGAATCATGCACAAATTTTCAAGGGTTTCAACATATGAAAGATATATCAAGTAAGGTAATTGTCGATTGTTGTGGTGAACCCAATAATCCGGATCTCCATACCTGCAAGATTCAAGTAGTCTATTTGAACCAAATACATTTTGGGTAAATGTAAAAAAGTTTATTCTTAGCAACCAACAGAGATGCAGACAGGGGGTGCATTATTTGCTGCAGGAGATTATGGTTGTCTTTTTAAGGATTCAACACCAATATGTTCATCAACACAAAAACCAATTGATTCGGAGATAGGTAAAGTAATATCAATATCGGGGAGTGGACAACAAGAAGAACTGAAGAAAACACGAATTTTAAGAAGCATTCCCGAGCTGCAAAACTATATTATTGTTCCAACAAAAAGTTGTCGTGCAGCATCTTCTCAATCAGATCCTGATTGGTATAAATGTGCTCTTACAGGCACAGATTCACCTCTTTTGATTTTAGGAATGAAATTTGGAGGTGAAACATTAAAGCAAACGTTAAATCGAACAGATTGGTTTTGCAAACATTTTATTAGTATTATGGAAAATCTGCTAGAAGGTCTGGTTCTCTTGCATAAGAATAACTGGTTTCACACAGATATTCATGATAAGAACATTATGATTGATGCAAATGGAAAGCCTTGGTATATTGATTTTGGTCTAGCGCACAATAAGAAAAAACCCAATAAGGAAGAATTAGATAAATTTACGGAATTTAATCCTAATTTAAATTTCATGCCTCCAGAGTATCATGTGTATTCAATGAATGCGAACAACATTGATACACAAGCTGGTCTTGAACAAATTGGTAAAAATCCAGTCTATGTTAGATACAATCAGATTCTTAATAAAACAGATGATATTAGAGATGTATTAGAGAAGCTATCCAAAAATAATAAAATCATGACGGATTCGGTCACATTTTACAACACATACGGTGATAAGTTAGATATATACTCATTAGGAGTGTGTTTCTTCAATGCTTACCTGCATTGCTCAGCATGGCCAAACCAGCAGTCTGTGCCTGAATTTGATACTAAACGAATTAAGGCTATTTTAGCCAAAATGCTTGAGTATGATCCAGATCAACGATATTCAGCATTGCAGATGCTAGAATTCATCAATCCGAATAATCACTTCTTCCGCGTTTTACGTCCGCCTCCTTTTTCTAGCAATATTCTCATCCGACGGGGAACACAATAGAGACCACAAAAATTGGTATAATTCAATGTTTTGCCAATCTTAGTATAATCACGCTCAGCTGTTGCAGGATCAATAATATTTACATTATCTGCGTCTACCCTTGTTACAGGTTGAGACCCAGGTTTATGCGACCAGTATCCATCAGGATCTTGACGGTAAAAATGATAATCATCGGAAGGATCAATAACAAGGGCAATTTTGCTAGAACCTATTGGGCATTTCTGATTATAATCAATATGTTGCATTTGAGGAACATCCTGCTTGATAAGTTTTATTAAAGATTTGCATTTTGCATAGCTCTTTCTTCTTAACCGGGGATTTGTCTTCTTTCTAGATCCGGGTTGATGATAACTAACTTCGCAGCTTTCTCCACCGTGTTCCATACAGTCAGCAATTCTGCGTCCATCCATTGCATTCATTGAATATGAATAACAATTATGCGATCGTCTAATATTAGGATTTTTAGACCATCGTTCAGGTTCATATGGTGGTTCATCGCCTGTTGTTGGACTAAATTTAAAGTTTCTCTTATGAAATTCACAAAATAGAAGTCCTTCAACTGCTGTTTTTTTACATTTTCGAGAACGACACTGTATTGTCATCTCCCTATTAAAGATTAAGAATTTTAGTATCTTTGTCGCCTGCTTTAGTTAGAGTTTTTTCCGGGTTTATAAGAACAGTAATTGGTGCTTCTGCTTCAGGAGATGGCATTGCAACCATATCATGTGGACTTGGTGGAAGTATATTAGATGGTGAAAGTAATTTTTGATTTTGATTTTGGATTGTATTTGTTTCATTTGTATCAATATTCATAGTTGTTTTAGTTTTTATCTCTTTTTGAGAATCTTCATTTACTTTATAATATTCATCTTGAATTTGACGCATTGTTATTTTTTCAATCATACTGCAGAAATATATGAATTGATTTTTATGTGTAGGTTTCTTAATATGATCGCCAAAATGACCTGAATATCGACCACTTAAAGAAATATACTGCCATCCTTCTGACTCTAACTGTGCTAAAACAGTATTTAATGAATAATATTTCTTATCAATCTTAAAAAGATTTAAAATTCCATTACTTATTGTGACAAAAAGGGAAATTGTCCATGTTGACCAGTATAATTCAGTCGCTCCAAACATATTTGAACTCATTCCGGGCGATTGAATACTTAGTAGTGCAGGAACTATAAGACTTCCAACAGTAACAAAGAAATGCATATAAAATGCAATAATATTTGTAGTTTGGACTCGTCTTTTATAAAATTTAATCATACCACAGAACCTGATTCGAAGAGTATCGCGTTGAACTTCTGTTAAGTCATCCAGTTTCAAAATAATAGTTTCAACTTCCATCTATTATCCTGCATGAAAAGATAAAATTGAGCATCATATTCTATCTTCTATTTTGTAATGGAAATTCAACTTAAGGAAATGTGCGCACGTATTGCGGGACAACTAGATGGTGGTCATTCAGAAAAGGTCTATCAAGAAGCGTTGGCCGCTGAACTCCGATATGCAGGATGGATGGTTGAACTTGAACGCGTGGTTCCTGTGATGTATAAACCGGGTGATTCGCCGATTGATATTTCAGTTGGATTTGCTAGACTAGATATTTTGGCATCAAAAGATAACCAAACGCTATTGATTGAACTGAAGGCAACAGCATCCTTTTCTGCACCAGCACTAAGGGCGCAAATTCAAGTCTATTTGAAGGGTCTAAGTGGATTATATCCTAATATGGTCGGATATGGCATTCAGTTCATGCAGCCAGGTTCAAAGGAAGTTGCTGTCGAAGATATGGTGCAGCTTATTGTTGTGCCTTCTTCATAATAGCCATTCCGGTATAATTATCTGAATATAACAACGATCTATTAATATCAATTTCTTTTGTTTTTATAACTTCTAGATATGCTTGAATTACACCAGAATGACCATTTTTAAGACAACAGTCATCAAGAATTATAGTAGTATCATTATCTGAAAGATACAGTGCATTGCGTAAATCAATTATTGGTGTAGGTTCAATATGATCACCGTCAATAAAGATAAGATCTGCCTTGAATTTAGGATATAATTGTTCAATCTTTCGCATAAGAATTTTAGAATCACCGACTAAAAGAGTATGACGATTTGGAAAGAAGTTGTCAATAATTTTTTTGGCATCTTTTATATATTCGTGAAATCCAATATCAATACTTATTACATTTGTATCATTTCTAGTAGATAAAAATGCAGCCGCTGTTGACCCTAAATTAAAACCAATTTCAAGAACATTTTTAATATTAGGATTTTGAATTAAATAGTCTATAAAATATATTATTTGTTTTTCAGAAACACTTCCTTCAATAACTTCTTTAATCGGAACCTTATTTATTTCAGAGGTATATTCATTAAATTTTATTTTGGCAGCAAGGTCCATTTAACTATAAGTATAAAAATGACTTTAAAAAGAACCGCAAAAGAGTTTTAATGGAGTTTCCGCCTAAATTTGTATCAGCATCACCGGCAGATAAAATAAAAATAGTTGATTTGGGACTACAATGTTGGATTCTAGCAGAAAAAGAAGCGTCTACTTTTTCATGTTTAGATGAAACTATTCTTCGTGTGCAGAAGGAATCGCAAACAAAAATAGAAGGGCTAAAATTACAACTCGAGATGCAAGAATCTATGATACGAAAACAACTTCAAGAAGAAAAAAAGGCAGCAGTAAGGGAAGCAATGCTAGAGGAAAGACAAAAAGGCCAAGAACAGGCACTTGAAATAAGGGTAGAAGCAGCAGTATTAAAAGCTAAGATTGAAGTTCTGCAAGAAGAATCTGAGAAAAAAGATATACTTTTATCCGCTAAAAGTCAAAACCAATTACTTCAGACACAATCAAGTCAGGTTATAGGAAAGATAGGTGAAAAAGAAGTTGAAAAAATACTCCAAGAGTTTGTTAAGGGTGAAATTACAAATGTGGCAAAAGAAAGTCACAATGCTGATTTTAGAATTAGTATTCCAAATGGAGCAGGAAATTCTATTTTTTTGTTGGATTCAAAGAACTTCAAGCAGAATACTCCTATTCCAAAGAAAGACAGAGAAAAGCTTCTGCAAGATGTGGATGGTGACTCAACGGTATCAGGCGGTATCTTAGTTAGTTTAAATAGTATAATTGCAACAAAAGATCACTTTGAAATAGAAAAAACAGAAAAGAAAAAGCCTGTAATTTACATTTGTTTGAAAGATATGGATATGCTAGAAAGTGGTCGTTGCCTAGCTGCTGCATTTAGAATTCTAATAGCTATTTCAACAACACACAATGAAGAAGAAAAGGAAGACTTACTCAAGAAAATTCAAAACCAGGTGCGGGAAGTGAATTTGCGTATTCGGGAAGTTACAAATATCCTTACAATTCAAAATAAGCAAGTGGATTCATTGATGAGTCTAAAAGAAAATCTTAAGAAAAATTTGTATTCTTTGCAAAATGATTCGGATTTATCGGAGACTGAAGAAAAGGAAAAGGAAAAGGAAAAGATAAAAAAGCCTAGAAAAGCCCGTCAGGTATCGGAGGTGCCAAATTAGAAACAGTTAAGAACGACCATCTTGTTGAAGCACCAACTAAAGAAGTCCATTCTGAAAAGCTTTCAAGAGTATATAAGTAAAGTGTAAGAGAATCGCTTGTCTGATAAGTATTCAATAAATTAACAAGATTATTAAAACGTGTTCTAATTGTATTTCCTACAATTCCTTGAGAACCAAATTGACTCCAATTTTGCTGGAAAATAAGAGGATTTTCTGCAGAAAACCCATCTATACTTGCAATTAAAGTCCACATATTATTTGCATCAATCACTGAAGTAGTCGGGCCATTTGGTCCCATAGTTCCATTATGTTGTCGTAATCTATAGTCAAGAGGAAAATGTGTTGTTCCAATATATGTTCCATTATTCGTATGTTGCATCAGATAAACACAGAAGGACATCCCTAATGTATCATTAGATATCCTCTTTTTTAATCACCATAAGGAAATCAACAGGTGATCCTCGTTGAGTCCACGCATCTTCAGCATCGACCGTTTCTAGGACAAGTATTAAATTGCTGTTTGAAAAGGGTGCTGCTTTTGCTGTTGCTTTTTCTTTATGAAGAAGACTATTCAGACCCCACATTCTTTTTAATAGTCCCCTAAAACCTGCTCGTTTACAGCAATTTTTCCATGCCCATTCAAATTGCAAAGCTGCCGCCGCATCCGCAAAGCCTTCTACATGAGCAACACGAGTCCAACCACCGGGGCAAACAGATGTTGCTTTTGCCCCGCCTTTTATTTCTCCATTATGTTGGCGTAACCTATGATCTAAGTCTACCGTAGCGCCTACATAGGTAAGTCCGGTATTTGACAATAATAGATACACATTCCATGAAGACATTTTCTAATAATATTAAAAAATTGACTTTAAACGATGTATATCTTAGCAAATCAATGGAGGCAACTGAGATCACTGAGACACAGGTAATAGAATCTATTATATTGGATGAAAACCGATATGTAATTGCAATTTATCATAGAGTTGAACCATATCCAGAAAATAAGCAAAGTGCAGGTCAGGCTCTAGTAATTGACAATTATGGACAAGGCTGGACAAGTATTGGAAGTATGCGCGATGGAGAAAAATCTTTCTACTCATTCACTAAAATCTTAGTTGAAGGGGTTGAATACACCGAACCTCTACCAGAATCTTGCATCCTTCTCGTCAAAAGTCTTGTAAATAATTATCTGAGCAAAAATGTTAAGAATGTTACAAATAGAGCAAATTTTGGGGCCGTGCCATCAGTCGACTATACTTTCTTTACTGGTCTAGCAGCAATTCAGAAGGTTGCCAAAGAAATTAATTCTTATAAAAATCAATCAATCTTAAAATTTAGCGAAACAAATAGAGTTGATTCTTTGAGAAATGCATTTGATAGCGGATGCTAGTTTACACAATACTATAAATGAATCAAATGAATTAAATGAATCAAATTAATACTATTTATTTTTCTTAGAGCAAAAGATTAACCATACAGTGGCTGAACAGTGCGTCTTCTCATATACAAAGCATCTAGGTCAAGGAAGTTTTTTTCACAACTATTTATTTTAAACAGATAAAGCCCATAGAATTTAGAGTGTTTGAACGGACGAAAATGCATTCCTATAAATGCACGGGCGTCAATCGATTTATATCCCGATCCATGGCTACTCTGCTGATCTTCTAACGACCATTCATCAGGAATATCATTAGGAAACCATGTATCATAGAACAATTCTCTGCTAGAATCCGAAGAATCGTAAGCGGCAGTAATTCGTTGCCAAAAGGGTGTTGCTTTCTTTAATGCAGGGTAGATGTCGTATAATTCATTTAATGTATCCGTCATCCTTACACCGGGAAGAGCAGTCTTTTCCACTTGATAAATACGTCCTGTCCTTTTACCCTGCGTTTTGAGCCAAGATTCAACTGAAAGCATATATCCATTTACCCAATCGTCGAATAGGGGCTTACAGATAATTTTTCTCTTATCTTTTCTGCAAGAAATAACAACACAGCACGCAGCCAGTGCAGATAGTTTAAATTCTGGCATCTCAGAAAGCTCTAACAGAGTTGTAACTGCTTTTTGTATCATTTTTTTCTCTTTTAGTGATCCACGGACCATTGCAGGAAGACGCCCCGCCAAACTTAGATTGGTAGAAAGATAATACCACATTCTGTTTCCTAACCCTCTGCATGCAGAATCAGATAAAACATCTTTTCCTTTCCTAGTATATCCACCGGTTGGATGCAGTCGAAGACCAAGTGTTAGAGCCACTAACACATTTGTTTCAGCCTTTTCTATTCCTTTTTGAAGACGTAGAATAATCTGAACTAATCTTGTATCAATATCTCCATCATATTCAGCCGCCTGTATTTGATAAACAAGTGCAACATCATAGGGGCAACAAAACCAGATCCAGCAATAAATAAGCAATCCGCCCAGTTCCCATCCGCATTCACTTGCAAGAATCTCTTCTGCCCAAAAGAGGGCAGCTTTCGTTTTTCCATGGAGCATACAGAAGATAAAGGATGCCTTTACCTCCTCTAGACGATACAAATTACGAGTTAATTCCATTTTGGCATTTAGTTGTAACTTACTCTATAGCTGCTTCTTTAATCAAATTTTACGTGTTCTATTACGAGAAGCTTTAACGGCGGGAGATAGTTCATTCTCAAAGGAGATCGTGTAAGAAGTTTCACTGATTTTATGTAAAATACCTTTTACTTTCTTTGTTACGCATCTGCCGATAGAAGGCATAGAAAATGACATGGTATGCTTTACAGGAGCAGGGGGAGAAGCAGGGGGAGAAGCAGGTAAAGGAGAAGTAGGATTCCAAGGTGGAAATGTTGTTCCAACACCATCAGTAATATTCACAATTGCCCAAATCGCATTGTGATCCGATTCAGGAATTAAATTTAAAACTTCATAATATGGTATTTGAATAGTTTTAGTTGCAGGCAAGCGATACAAAAAACGATCGCATACGCTAGGAATTCGCAGAGGATCCATGCATCCTTTATGTCTTCTATTAATTCCAGCTTTATACAATCCTTTATTTGTTGTATCAGGAATCAATTCAGTTCTGCAAGGAGATGAATCCCCTGCTTTAAATTTACATGTAAACTTCTTATTATCAATTGGTAGCTCTTTTAAGAAAGGAATTTCCGGCATAATTGAATTTAGTTGATTTTTACCTTCCATATCCATTCTGAAATTCAAATCACCTCCTATAAAAACAGAAGTCACATCATCAATTAACTTAAGAGTTTGTAATTCTTTTAATAAACTAAAGAAACCCTTCTTTCGAGTTTCAAAACCAAGACCCGCTTCTTTCTTATTCATTTGCAAGTGCATATTAATGAACAAAAATACTGAATTCTGATATTTTATTTTAAGATAGACAGCTCCTTTCGTTATGCCTAATCCTAAACCAAGACCAGTCGCCCCTAATCCTTTTTGCACCCCTGTTAAAAATTTATTTTTCAAAGTGTTCTTTCCTTTTGAAGATAATTGAATACGACCTCTTGCAAGAATTTCTGCACGATGATCATGATCCTTTTTTGTCCAAACGCGGATAACAGCATTCTGTTTTGTAGTCATTTGATTCAATGATTCTTTACCCACAGAGCGCCATAATATTGGTGAATTAGATATTTCTTTAACAATTGATTCATTATCATACGCCTTTCCATATGTTGAAATACGGCCGTCTTCTTGAGTCATTTCTACGTGAATATTTGGTATCTTATCATACCTTTCTTTATGATCTCCTGTATTCCATTTCGCTTCTGTAGGAAATTCTATATTATCTGGTTTTTTACTCATACTTGCAAGATTTGCACTGAAAAGACTAATTTTGACCATCCTATTAGTGATTAATAAAAAATTGAAACCTGTGCTGCAACTCTGTTAAAAGCAGATGTGTTGAATTTGCCAAATCTAAAATGCCTAAGAATCTGACTGGAGGTAATAAGGCTAAGAAGGGTGCCAATAAGGAGGGTAGTAAGTCCCTCAAGAACAAGCGTCTTGTGGAAGATCTGCTTGAAGATATCAGCAAGGGTGATATTAATATTCTTGCAAAGAATGAGCGGATTGTTGTTGCTAAGGTTGACAAGAAGCTTGGACAAGGCCGCTTTTCCGTTTGGCTAGGAGGCGATCGTCTTGTTCAAGCAACCATTCCTGGTAGAATGGGAAAGGGTCGTGGTGGTGCTATTTGGATTGATGTGGGCAATCTTGTTCGCGTTGATCTTGGCGATCCTTCTGTGAAGATGGATGCTATGATTGAGTCTGTGTTTTCTGCAGGTCAGATTCAGAGGCTAAAGAAGCTTCTTCCTGCACTGGATGCTCGTTTCTTTACGGGAACAATTGGCTCTTCATCTGATGACGAGGGTGGGATTGAGTTTGACCGCACAGAAGAGGAGGAGAAGCCGGCAGATGCAGATGCAGAGGTAGATGTGGATGCAATCTAAAGTCTAAGTAGAATGCGTCTTCCTCGTATAGGAGATAGTATTGCAATTCCATTCTTTCTATGGTTAGCAATTTACTTTGCAAGAAAATCAAAAAAACAGAATTTAACAAATGAAGAAAAACTTCTATTCTTTTTTTGTGCTGGAGGTTTTGCCGCTGATATTATTTTTATTCTTTTTTACTCAGATTGATTCTGAATCATCGAGATCATTCTCTGGGCAAGGTCCTGCATCCTCCTTTGCAGTCCTCTGGAGGAAAGATCCTTGCTGGACATCTTCTTCCTCCTCTTCTGAGCCAGAATTACCATCATCTACTGCAAACTTATCTTCTTGAATTTTATTGAAAAGAGTAACAAGTTCAGCATTTAGCTTCTTATAGGTAGCAAGTTCCGCCCTAGAATATGTAATTACTAGACCACTGAAAAGAAAGCCGAGAAATACTAATGCAGCGGCAACACGAGCATAATCAAGTATAGCTATATTCGTAGACAGTTCTGCAAGAATTCCATTCAATTCTTCATGAGGAAGACAAATCATATTCATACTATACATTAGTAAAAATAAATATTTAAATAAGAGTCAATTTTTGTTCTTTTTTAAGAATTATGAAATTTAGAAATCATAATCATCATCAATCTCTGCAATGTAATCATCATAAGGAAGAGCAGCCTCCTCAATTGTGTGTTCCTTAGCCCAAGCCTCCATCTTCTGCAGTCGCATCTGGAGAATAGCCTCTTCTGCCTCAATAATATCCAGCTCATACTCCATACGAGCATAGTGGTCAAAATATGTATTCTGCTCAGCAATAATCAGATCATTCAGCTCTCCAGTTGATCCAGCTACATCATAAGAAAGATGCTGTGTTGCAAACTCTGCATCCTTTTGTGCCTGCTTAGCAAGATCTTCTACAGAAGCTGACTTCTTCCACTCGGCATGCTTGCAATCCGCGCAGGTATTCTGAAAGATGAGGGAATTCTTGTCATTCAGAATTGGAGTGCCAAAGTGGTTCTTCGTGGTGCACCAGATAGTTGGTGTAGATGTATGCTCTGCAGTCCTCAAATCAAGATGCTGATGCTGCCGAAGAGTCTTCTCAGCCTTGCGCCGCTCCTTTCCTGTCTTGCGATCAGTCTTCTTCTTCTCCTTCTCCCGCCCGTGGGACAACATGGAGAACATTCCCTGCGTATCAAAATTCGATTCGGAGTTCATGGTAGCCATTTTGGAAGGTATTACAGATTTCTAGTGATGCCGCCAAAAAATAAATAAATAATTTGTGGTTTCAATTTTTATGAAGAATAAGAAGAATTTTCAATTAGAGCAATTGCAGCATCTTGCGTGATCTCATCGCACCCTCCAGCAGTATCTTCAAAAGTGTCAATACCAGAATCCTCATCATTGAAGCAACCTTCCTTATAGAGATGCTTAATAACATCAAGAGTGAAGAGTTGCCACTTGAGGCTACCAATCGTCCCCATCATCTCCTTCGCCTTGGCAATAAACTCTGCATCCATATCTGCTGGTGAAAGAAAATACTCGTAGCATTCCTCCAAAATGCTAGAAACATTTTGGATTAGCCCATCTTTGATAGCCTTCTTCCACTTTGACTTGAAGGCAGAGCGTGTCTCAATCGCAATAACCATCTTATCAAATTCAGAAGAAGTAAGGATATTATCCTTAATCTTCTGCTCTGCAATCTCCATCTGCTTCTTGTGATACTCAGCAATTTCCTTCCAATCGGTCATTGTATTACTAGAATCCATATTATCTTGCTATTCACTACCCACAAAAAATATGTGGGTTTTATTTTTCAATTTTTTTTTTTTTTACAAGATAGTTTCTTTAACAAATATCTCCATTGCGGATCTGATTTAGCTCCCTTCGTAGAGTAAGAACTTCATTTGTAACAAGAATATTCCACGCCTTCTTATCAGTTCCAACATGATTCTTGATCTTCTGAAAGGTATCAATCCGACGCTCAACCCACTCAAAGAACAGTTCCTGTTCTGCCAAGATCTGCCGCTCATACTCGAGCTCATCCTCAGTATCAGCCAGTGCATTCTCCAACTTCATCTTATCACGCTTCAGCTGCGCCCACTCATTCCAGCAAGTCCAAGTAGGAATCAGAACTGCTAGAGATACAATTACTCCAACAAGAAACTTATAGAAGTCTGGATGATTATAAAACGTATCTAGCGTTGCAGAAGCCATAGTAAAGGTATTCTGATAGCTAGTCTCAATAATTTCAGTCCAATTCGTTGGCTTCATTTCCTGTGCAAACAGATCATCGGATATAAACATTTTCCAATTATTGCACCTGCACCTATTTCTGCCCAAAAAAATTTCAAATTTTTTATAACTTTATTTTTATTTCTTAGACTTTCTGATCGGCGCGGAAAGTATCTTCTTCTAGCAAAGTGGGCAGAATCTCCTGTGCGGCCGACATTTTATCTTGCTGCTTGATCCGCATCCTCTTATCCATATTGAGCTCATCTTCAAATCCAAAGACAAGGGAATATACATGAACCTGCTCCTTCTGTCCAATACGATGGGCACGACCAATGGCCTGCTGAATGACTGCTGGATTCCAGTGTTGTGTATAGAGAACAACCGATGAGCAGAACTGAAGATTCAATCCTGCACCTCCTGCAACCCACTGCACAATATAGGCCACATTTTGTCTTCCCTCTTCTACAAGACGCCGTCCCTCATCAATAGAACGTTGCCTTGCAGAAAATTCGACTGATCCATCTAAGATATAAGTATGCTCGTAACCCTGTTCTTCCAAGACTCGGCGAACAATCTTAATCTCCTCCGAAAAGGTGCAGAAAACAATCATTGGTTTAATTCCATCCCGATTGATAAGTCCACGGAGCATAAAAGTCTTACCGGATTCTTGCATGGACCAATCCTTTGAGACCATCTCCACACCCCGCTTCTTCTTCATGGACTCATGGTAGACATGCGGATGAGCCATCGCTTGATTCATCCGCAGGAAGAGTTCTAGCATCATGAAGGGATGCATCTTGTTTTTCTTTCCCCATTGAATTCGCCCCAGCAATTTCTGCAAGAGAAGGAATTCATACCGACTTTGATGCGCACAGACAAGCGTTTCCCGAATATATGGCTCGGGCACACCACTCATCTCTGAATCACGTAAGTCTGCATATGTCCGGCGGATAAGACATGTAGCGACAAGATCTTCAAGAGTAACTGTCTCATCCGCCCCAAGCCAAGTAAAGAGATTGCGCAGATCAGACTCGGAGTTCTGAAAAGGAGTCCCTGTAAGAAGCCAGCGTGGGCAAGAAGGAAAACGCATCAGATAATCATAACGCGCTGTTCCTTCACCATTCCGAATCATCTGTGCCTCATCACACACAATACGATCCCAAACAATAGATGCAGGATCATTGAGCATGCCGCTCTTGCATGCATTCACAAGTCGATCATAGCTTGTAAGATAGACTCGGCGGTCACCGCGACCATCTTGCCGATTGCTTGTAAAGATCTTCTTCCAGTTATCTTTCCGTTGAAGAACTGTAATTTCAGCCTTCTTAAGCGCCTCAATCCAAGTATCCTGCATAGAAGCTGGAACAACAAGAAGAGTGCTCTTATAAAGGCCATTTAGAATAAGACCAACTAGCTGCCAAGTCTTACCTAATCCCATATCATCTGCTAGAATCCCACCTTGGAAGAAAGACGCATCCGCTTCTTCCCTCTTCAGCATCCATTGCACACCCTCTAGCTGATGAGGGTGATATTCAAATCCCATATAAGGTAGATACTTGATAGCCATTGTCGCAGCATCCCAAAAAACCTAAGGGACACTCCTACCTTCAATTTTTTTCTAAAAAATGTCTAGTCTTAAATAATTTAAAAGGTAAGAAACAATCATCTAGAAAGTTCCATCATGATCTTTCTTATGGCATTCAGCAGAACAATATGTATGCTGGAAACTCTGTGAATTTAGGATACCTTTTCTGCAATAATCGCATGGGATCTTTCTATCAAGATAATCCGACCATGCCTTATTAATCCGCGAATGAATAGCAGGAGGCCATACAGTAGGATAATACTGCAAGTAGATAGTTACAGAGTAGACATGGTGTGTGGAATTAGTAATAATACGTTGCCGTTTCATATAGCAATAAAAGTTGGAACCAAAGTAATGCGAAAGAAGAGATAGACAATCACTCATCTTAAGAATGTGGCTAATCTTATAGACCCTGCCACTATAACCAACAGTCTCATTCACATAAGAACCAAGAGAATCTTCCAATGTAAGTTCTGGGTTACTTACATGAGTATTGTTCCGGATATCAAACTTACAACCTGGGGCCCGCCAGAAAGTTGTCTCTGTGATGTTCCAAATGGGAACAACTGGCTCTAATCCAGCAGTAATCTTGTTCGTCAATTCTTTCTTGATATCATCATTTAATGAATACAGAATATCCGTGAAGAGTCTGTCACCAACATCATTATTGAGCATTTCCTTTCCCCTTACCATCTTCTTGTTCTTAATCATTTTACTGATTTCAGCAAGATCGTTGTTGGTAAAGAACGCCATTTGCCTCTGCACTTTAAGAGGCAGTAAAAATATTTCAATTTTTTGTAGTTTTTATCTTTATTTCTTTGTCTTTATTTCTTATTCTTTGTTTTCCTACCATCCACGAAAGAACCGATCATTCATATAGTTATAACCAGATCCCATCATCTGTCTCATCTGATAATCAGATAGACCCATGGAGAGACCAAAGGTTACGGGATTGGTCTTCCACCGGAAATCATAGGGATGGACACCACCCAAATCTGCAAGAGTCCGAAGGTTTGAGTCATAGACTGTCGGCTTCTTCTTGAGAGCAAGCATGAATGCCCGCACCCTGTGCGCAGACCACACAACATAATTTCCGTAACCGGGAGGATAGAACTTCTTAGTGTCATACTTCTTACGCTGCAGGGTGTCCCAATCTGCGTAGGCAGGAGGAGCAGAAGAAGAAGGGGCAGCAGAAGCAGAAGCAGGAGGGGGCGGGGCAGCAGACGCAGGAACACGACAGTACTCTGCAAGAATGTCTTCAATTGCTGCTGCATGGTCCAACCGGTCATCAAGCCGATAATTGTTCTCCTTAAAGGAAGACCAAACAGACTCGGGCAGATGAGTCCCAAGATTCAGATTGTTCATCATATTGTAGACACGCTCTACATCGTCCTTTGTCAGCACGAAGACAATCTCGTCCGGATTACCAACCAGCACACCAATTGCGTTGATTTCTTGCGTTGACATTTCTTGCTTTCGAATTTCTTGCTAGCAACCCTGCCATAACTATCCAGCCACCTTAATATTCAATTTTTTCAACCAGTAAAGAATGGAATAAAAAATTTTTTGTGCTTTTGTATTAATTTTATTTTACATAGATGAATTTGCTAGATGTTTAACGGCCCGCAACCTCCCATCCATCTATATTGTAGGTCCCATCACCGTTAACCATCATAGAGGCAGCAGCAATGAGATTCAAAGCGACAGGATCAACTACAAGAGGCGCAAGTGCAGATGCAGGGCCAAACTTCATGGAAGGATCTGCACCGTCTGCGAACTTGCCGAGATCGACTGCCGCAGGAGACGAAGTAGGAGCCTTACTCTTCATTGCAGCAGCAGCAAGACGGGCTGCATTCTTCTGAGCCCACTCCTCCTTGTGCTCCTTACGGCAAGGAGCGCAGCGACGAGGATCCTGCCAACCCTGCTCCTTGTAGAACATTTGCTCATTATAAGTGAACTGGAACTCCTTGTTGCACTCCTTGCAATTGATCGTCTCGGGTGGCAAGACCTTCTTCTTGGAAGCGCGGCAAGGATGGCAGAGGACTGGATCATCATAACCCTGCTCCAAGTAATGAATCTGCGCACCAATTGGAAAGTCAAACTCAGTAGAGCACTCAGTGCAGTTCAGCTTACGATGCTGGAACTGGCGGCGATACTCGTTGCAATACGCACAGCGAACAGGCTCCGAAAGGCCCTTCTCCGCAAAGACCTCCTGCTTACGCGCCGTGAAGACGAACGCCTCCCCGCAGTCCCGGCAGGGAATCTCCTTGTCGCAATACAAACTGCTGGACTCCTTCTCGGGGCGGCGCGATGACTTCTTCATGGCCTTAGCCTCCTTATGCTTGGCTGCGGCCTCGTCATGCCGCGCCTTCTGCTCCTTAGCAGCCTTCTCAACCACCATGCCCTTATCAATGGCAGCGATGCGCTTGGGAAGGTCGGAAAGAGCGATCTGGTCGGCCTTGGTGAGCTCGGCGGCCGGCGTAGACCGGAGAAGCTCCAGCTGGCCGACCAGCTGATTGCGGATGAGGGAATTGTTGAATGACATTTCTGATTAGATTTCTAGAGTGTTATGTATGACCGCACCAACCACCTTATCTTGGTTAAGGCCATTCAATTTTTTGAAACCCTGCAAGAGAAGTAAAAATAACTAAATAAGATTTTTTTATTCTTTACTCGTCCTTGTCTGAGACCTCGTTTCCGTCACTGTCAATCTCCCCCGCCTCGTGGCGGATTAAGTTTTCCGCTCCTACCTTAATCTCCTTTACGATGCATGCGGAGCAAGAAAACTCCAGCAGAGCAACAGCCTCCTCCTCTGTTAGGTTAGCGCAAGACAGATGGACCCAGTTGTGACACTCGTCGCATTGAACCATGGCAGAGTTGTCCCGCTTCCCGCAAGAACAATGCTTGATCCGGCGCTCATCCCGCACAAGGAAGTCCTGCCACTGCCTCTTCTTAAGTGCAAAGAAGGCCTTCGCCTCAACAATCTTTGTCTTCAGGTTGCGCTGAGCGAAATACTTTGTAAGTGCCATCTTCTCAGCCTTCCGCCAGTTCCGGTCATCAAACCAGTATCCCTTCTGCTCGGGATGCTCTATATCCCAGACTTTCTGGAAGTAGTTCACAATCTTCCACGCTTCCTGCTCCACCTCCACGGCATTGCTCCACTCAGCCTCTGCCTTCTTCACGGTCTCCTCGGCCTTGAACATTGCCTTCTCTGCACGCGACGACATTTCTCTTCCGTAGATTACAGGATTGCTTCGCTGGCCCCACATTGATTCCAGCAAAAATAAATATTCAATTTTTTTGTGGTGTTTCTTTTTTACCCATCTAAGCGACCAACCGCATCCTCTTGGCTGCCTCCTCCCCAATCCAAGTCACAGCCTTCTTCATCCACTCATCACCGGGAACATCGGAAATCCACATCTGGAAAACCTTACGCAGAGTCCGAATCTGGTCAACGGCAATCTGCTGGAGTGCCTTATACTTTACCAGATCCCGCTTGAGCAGGATGATTCGCCCAGCATAGTGATCTCGGTCAATGACCGCTGTTCCAAGCCCCTCCTTCAGGCCGGGTAAAGAATCCTTTTCACCCCTCTTCAGCTTCTTGGCCTCCGCTGCACTAATCTGCGCCTTGATGACTCCGATGAGCTTCTCCGCTGCTGCAAAATCATCCTGTGCCTCTGCTAGCAGAAGTCGGCTGTTTGTCACGTCCCAGTCGTAGAGCGTATGGTCGCCCTTCATCATGTCTGTCTTCCACTTGATATCCGCTTCACTGAGGAAGGAAGCCCAAAGCCCCTCATACTTGGGAAGAGGCATAGTCGCCTTAATTGCGTCCTCCATGGAGATAATCCACTTACAGGTCATTTCTTTCTTGCAGAGTTATTTTCGGGATGTTTACGCAGCCCAATTACTTTTGGTGCGCACAAATATTCAATTTTTTTATGACAGAAACAAAAAACCTCCTCGGAGGAAAGAATAGCTTCTTTTACTTGTGCAGATTACTGAGCAAGTCTGCGGAGACAACCGCCTACGCCTCTAATAACTGCAAGCCAGGCCATACAGAGACCAATTATATAGACTGTCGTTATGGCGTATGCCGCAGCATACATTGCACACTCTGCTAGAGCCATTTTCACTACCAACAAATAGTCCAGCAAAAATAAATATCAATTTTTTTATAATAAAGAACAAGAACCTTTCATAAAGCTTTCTATAAAGAGTCTACAACTGCTTGGCCGCTGTCAAGAGCTGGAAGAGGAGCAGAGATGACAAAGCCTTTGCATCTGAGGTTACCCGCCAGAGCATCTCATAGGGAACCAACTCCAGCACAATCTTTTCACCCTCCTCAACACATCCTGTCAGCTTCCCCTGCAGAGAAGTCAGCTCCTCCTTAGTGACCTCCTTCTCATGGAGCATAAGCCGAATAAACTCGTCCGATCCACCAGCACTAGGATACATACCCTTCAGAGGCGTGGACTTGTTACGAATAGGCCGAGCACTAATCTCATCGGGATGAAAAGGAAGCTGAGGCTCATATGCAAGAGCCGTCATGTCAATAAGATCTGTCACATTCAGCTCAATACCAGTCTCCTCCTTCACCTCCTTTGCAGCAACGCCAGCAAAATTACCGGAGTCATCAAGCATACCAGCGGGAAGCTCTAGCAGATTTTCCTTGCCGACAGGAACACGTGCCTGTCGAGTGCAAACGACCCACCCCTCATCTCCGCAGTGAAGAATCAAGAGAATAGAGACTGATCCGCCACGCATAAAGATAATGCCGGGAACAGATGCTCCGTTACACTTTGTAACAGCCTCTAGCTTGAGAAAGCCAACACGAGGCCCAAACATGTCTGCTCCGTGGAAAATGATCTTGATCAGATTAAGACCCGGATCAAGGGTGGCCACCCAGTCCTTAAAAGACTTTGCCTGCATGCAGAAGTCCAGATCCATTCCTGCCGGACCCTCTACAGGGATAGAGACGCCTGTAATTACGATGCTAGAAGAAGCCATTTCGATTTCTCTACAGAAAGATGTCTTGCGTGTAAACCCCCAACAATTTATTGGCTGGGTCCGTTTTCAATTTTTTAAAAAAATTCGAGACTTTTTATTTCCTTCCTGCCTCTTTCCCTTCTTTCTAGAGCCACGAAGCCGAGAAGGGGAACATACATTCCAACGAGCAGTAGGTCATTTCAACCCCTGCGATAGACCATGAGAAATGGTCATTCTGCGTCGCAGTGATGGGTCCCGCGCACAGACTACACTTGGAAGACATGAGAAATTTCTTCTGCCGCTCCTTGAAGCCAGCCAAGGCGACCTGTTGCTTGATGTAGTCTGCAGGGGAAACACCAGCAGGATGGTACTGGAGGTAGATACTGTGCTCGGTCTTCTTCCATAGTTCCCGTTCCCCGAGGTCCTCTGTCTCAACGCGACACGTGAAGTGCATCGCAGTGGGGTCCAGAGTGACAGCCAGCAGATCCAGCAGATTGGTCTCTGTCAGAACCGCAAGAGGACTAACCCAGTTCGCATAGTAGGGAGTCCCCATTCTGGGAGGAGCTTCAACAAACCTATCCGGAGTGACGATAGGGTAATGATCGTCAGCACACATCGCCCTGATGCCGACGGCGACACCGTTGTCATGGCAAGTCTCCGCAAGTGTGGTGAGACCCGGAAACTTCTTGCTGGGAAAGAAGAAAGCCTCCCTCCGCTTGTAGATGGCAATTTCCTTCCCCTCCGCCAACATCTGCTGGATGTCCTCCTTGCTAAACTCCAGATTCTCCATGATGTCCCGAAGGAGGAGGTCACAGTGGATTGCCTGAAGGTTGGTATTACTAGACGCCATTTCTCTTTGCTGGATTGCTGGAACAATTACTTACGATAGAACCCAACCTTATTCTTGGGTTTTGCAGGGTTCAATTTTTCAACACCGACGTAAGGAGACTCTTGACCCTCAGCAAGAACAGTAAAAATAAATAATTTTTGTCTTTTCTTGTTTGTTCTGCTGGACTCCACTAAACTGTAACCCGCGCGTCGCAGTCGTTGCAGATGCGGATGCGGTTGTTGCCTGTTCCCTCCAGATCAATGGATCCGCAGGCATGGCAGACCATGTCCACGCTCTGGTTCTTGTGCTCGGAGCAGAAGTAGACCTTTGCTAGAGCAAATCTATGTCCCTGCGAAACAACTTGGCCGCTGAAGCGGGACTCCATGGTGAGGCCCTCGGAGCAGATTTCACAGTAGTCCGTGATAAGAGTCTCCTGCCTGTGCTCCAGAGTGGCAACGGCAGCGGCCTTCTTTGCAGCCATATCAGCGGGGACGCCCTTCGGCCAGAAGCGCAGGTAGATCTTGTGGATCTGGGGCGTCCAGTAGGGGTTCTTCGTCCTATCCGCTGCGCAAGGAACCTCCTCCATGGTCCAGTGGCACGTGAAGTGCGTCCCAAACTTGGATGCCAGCAGAGGCAGGAAGTCCGTATACTTGAGGATGGCGTAGATACTGGCGGGCTGCCTCGTGTTGGGAAGGCAGACCGCCGAGTGCTCCCCCATGTTGAAAGCCCACTCCTCCACTGTGTCGGTGGAGCCTCCGAAGAGTTCCGAGCGACAGTCCCTGCCCTCCTCAGTGGAGTGCCTCTTAAAGTAGGCCTGACGGCAGGACCACACGAGGCTGGTCTGCTTGCCCTCCTTGAAGTCCGCCTTGATGCCCGCATGAGGCTCTGAGACGCCACTCCGCCGCTCGGCAAACGGGTTCATGACGGACTCTAGCAGAGCATCCACGCCCCAGTCCTGGAGGACCTTCTGCTTGGCAGCCATGGCGAGCTTCTTGTGCGTTTCCTGCAGCTCCATTACGTCCGAGGGCTTGAAGATTACATTGCTGGAGGCCATGATTACAATTGCAGATTACAGATTGCTTTCTGTGTGACGTGCGCAACCTTATTATCTTGGGCCACCAGGTTCAATTTTTTTACAGTCTCCTGTCAAGAACCCTTGTTGCGGAGAAACTGGCCGTATTGCCAAGATCAAGAATCCTTGTTGCGAAGAAACTGGCCGTCTTGAAAAAAAGAACCCGCCCTAAAGGGCAGGAGAAGAAACCGTAGTTTCTTTTGGTAGAGAGTCTAGGGCAGATCAGACCGCAGGAGCATGAGCTGATGGAGACGGGTGTGCCTTAGCCTCAGGAGAACCGCCAGCCTCTTGATGGTTCTTCTGCTTAACCGCGTTGATGGTCCGGCGGATGAGCATCGTGAAGAAATACTCTCCGCTGACTGCATCAATTCGATCCAGTTCCCGCTCGGCGAACTTGTGGCCGACGGCAACGAGAGCCTCCCGATAGATAGGACCGTATAAGGCGATGGCGATGTCGGGTCCGTCACCGGTAGCAGAGGCAGCCTTCTCATACTCCTCAAAGAGGTTGAGGTAGACGAGGCGTGCTGCGCAGAGGTCCTTGTAGCTCGGCTTCATCGAGGCCCCGTCAAGAGTCCCGTTGAGCCATTTGATCCGCTGCATGACCTTCTCGTCCTTGTCGGGATTGTCGTCAGGATAGAAGCTTGCGAACAAGATCTCAAGATGCTCTGCTGTCACGTTTTCCCTTTCTCGGTCAACGAGGCGGCGGAAGATCGTGGACGGCGACGGCGGGAGAATTTCGGAGGCGTAGGCCATTCGTAAAAAGAAAAGACTTTCCGATTTCTGACAAGATTGTGTCTTACCGGGATACTACGATGTAGCCCAACTGCACATTGTTGCTGCTTCCCATTCAACTTTTTTTACACTGTAAGAAGGAATCTAGTAGAAGAATGAAGCAAAGAAACAAAAAAAGACAAATTGTCTTTTCTTTTTTCCTCTGTGGAGGTTTTTGTCTTTTGTAGTCTATTTTGTAGTCAATTTTGTAGTTTAAGAGAATCTCAGTCTATCAGCAGACTCTATCGGCGGCGGCGGACCTGGGTGAAGCCGTCGAGAACGGCAGGGACAGGCACAGAAAGCTCGATGTCGGGCATGTCGCGGCTGTCCATGAAGTCGGTGGTGATGATCTGGAGTCCACCCTGCAGAGGAACGATGGCCAGCTCGTTGCTGCGATCGAGGCAGATCTCGAGAAGATCCATGTCGGAGGGCGAC